ATAACATGGATATTTGGATTATGATGCCGGATGGACGTGCGCATGCTCTTGTTCGTATCAGCACTGATGCGGAAGGAGTTATCCGGGTGATGTCGTCCATCCCCGTCTCTGTGTCCAAGCTTGATGAAAAGCCTCATCAAGTATTAATGAAATCTGGGTAGTGATACAGTAAAATATCCATAAGAATAGGAGATAAGAATGAAAAAAGAATTGGTAAAAACATTTCCGGTGCTTGGCACCTTGTTCATTGGAAATTACAGTTACTACGCAATCGGTATGGTGAAAGTTGCAAATGCGGACGGTAGTCCTGTAAATCAGATTGGTTGGCTGGTTACTCCAACTATTCCGCTCAATCCTGATCCCAATAACCATACCAGTAACCGAGTACATGATGTACCCAAGTTAGTGATTGGCGCTCCGTTTATGTCCAACGGTAGTGTTAAGCTGTTTATTGATGTTGTGAATCCAAATTGGAATGATGACGATGAAGAGGAGATTGTGTATGAAACTGATGTAAATGTAGCTGTAGAACTCCCCATTACCAATGACGAGTGGAACCATATTCTTGAATACGTTGAAAAAATTGGAGAATAGCAAATGAAACTGACGAAGCAGAAGTTTGAAAAGCCTGTGAACGGTGTGGGAACTGTGAAGCTTGGACGTAACTCTTGGAGCATTGAAGTCCTGCATCGCAATGATAAGGGGAAGGAAGACACTACCCGGTTTTCGTTCAAACTGGACGATCTGCCGGAGAACCTGCCGGAAGAGTTCGCCCTGAAGAATGGTAAGGCGTACTTTGTGAGTGTTCGGGCAGATGGTTCTGCCATCAACCAACTGCGCCCGGCCAAGGGCATGTTCAACATGAAGTGTTCTGGCCTTGCGAAAGACGATGATGGGAACATTCTGGTGCTTGAACGTACGGGCCAATACGGTAAGTATTGGCAGTTCATTGCTGAAATGATCGTGACCAGTGGTGAGAACAAGGGCATTCTGTATCCGCTCTATCTGCCGCTCGGTGACGAAGGCAAAAACGGCCCGCGCTACCGGTTTGTGCCTGACGATGACGGTAACTTCACGGTTGTTGGAAACCCGGATAAGAGCAAGAATGTCGCTCAGTTGTTTGACTTCATCACTTGCACTGGCCTTGCTGACGTGGAAATCCCCTTCCCTGAAGGCGATCCGGAAGACCTGGATGTGCAGGAAGTTCTGGAAGTGATCGACAAGAATGTGCGGAAACTGAAGCGCACCTTCCAGATTATCGTTGAGAATGGCTACCCAACTAAGCTGGGGGACTTCAACGGTGATACCGAAGATGAAGACGAAGATGCTCCGGAAGAGGTGGACGAAACAGAGGAAGAAGAAACTCCTAAGACTCGCACTGCGAAAGCCAAAGCCACTGGCAAGAAAGCGGCAGAAGCTGACGAAGATGACGAGGAAGAAGTGAAGCCTCGCAAGCGTCCGAAGTTTGACGAAGACTAAGCACTACATGGGGGGAGGGGTTTCAACCCCTCCCCTAAACATATGCAGGATGGCCTATATCATCGAACGGTATACTTTCCAGTAGGCATCACAAAGAACATACCTCTGGAATATGCCAATATTTATTACTCGAAACACGCAATGAGTATTGCTAAGGAAAGAGACATAAAACTTCCTAATACAATACTATGTGCTGAAGAGAGTATATTTGAAGTCAGGATACAGGATGGGTGCATAACTACGGCTTGTTTTCGTTTACCATACTCTACCGTATTTGAGCTATCGGTAGTGTTTAGGTATTATGAAGACAAGATAGTTGCGATCACAGTATGGAAAAATGAATTAAACAAGCCACACCCAATACAAGAGTGTAGATATGTCCAAGCAAACTGACGTAAAAGTACCGCCTACGGATGGTCAGTTCTCTTGGCAACAATTTTGGCAGTATTTCAAATCAGATATTTGTGATAGTGAAATGCGTAAGTTCACCCTTCGACACTTGAATCTGGTGAACAGTATTCGTGGAGCTATGAGTTCTGTACAGGTAGAAATACTAGAGTATGCCCCACGTGAAATCATTACACACCCACTGATAGTTGCAGTCATGGAGGAAGATGCAAAAAGAATCTTGATGGTCGCTAATAACTCACCCCCTAGGATGCCATCTGAGGAGGACATTGAAAAATATCTAAAGAATAGGAAGCCGCCATGAAAGTAATACCTAAGCAGAACAAGGCACTACAAGAAACTGTGGCAAATAGGTTGAATGGCGTACAATGGCACGGGCACTACTTCACAAGTGTGTGCCCGTTCCATCATTCTATACCAGTAAGGGCGAGTATGTTTGTGTACCCTGACGGGTATAGGTGTGCCAGTTGTAGTGCTTATGGTACTCTGGACTATCTGAACAAAAGTCTAAATGGTCTTCGGGTTTCTCACATCACTACAGAAGAAGTAGTAGACGAGAAGCCCGAATGGTCTAAGTATTTGAAAGAACACGGTTCGTATCGTGCTGCTGCTACTCATGCCTACCGAATAATTCAAGAGTTTCCCGTACTTGGAAACTACTTTGCAGACCGTGGCCTTGGTAACATAATCAAGGCAGGCAAGGTTGGTTATATTGATGGGTGGTATTCATTCCCTATCTTTGATGAAGACAATAACTTTGTAGACTGGGTATTGCGGGCATCTCAACACAAAACTACAACTACTAAATACGCTGTACGTCCTCGTCTGAATAAGCGGGACGTATTTAGTTTATATGCAGCGGATTGGGATTTGGTAAATTCTTCCAATGAGTTATATGTACCGTTCGGTATGCTGGATATGTGGACACTGCACCTGTGTGGATTTCCAGCAGCTACTGGATTACTTGGCAAGTCCCACAAGTCAGAGTGGTTTGATGGTATCCGTAAGCCTATCTACCTGATACCCGACCTTGGAGAGGAAAGTGAAGCCTATAAATTTGCTAAACAACTTGGATGGAGGGGGAGAGTGCTTAGATTAGCATACCCGAAATACTGTAAAGATCCTAATGACATTCTTAAGATGTACGGGAAAGATGAAGTTATACTCAAGATACAGGAGAGCAAGGAATGAAAATAAAGTATGGCAATACTACTCTGTCTATACACGGCGATCATGGTAACTTTGAAAATAAGATTGCGATTGTGTTTAGTATTGGAGACGAGAACGACCTATTTTCTCAATTCAGAGTTTGGTTAGACTATAGCTCTGCTATTGATCTGGCTAATTTGATTATTGATACCGTGAACGAATATAGAAATAAAGATGAGGATTGGGTGAGTAAATGATTGACCTACTTACTAGCATATTAGTGGTTTTGCTTTTCCCCGCGCTATTAATTGTGTTGTTTTGGTGCGGATTCTCCGTATTGTTTGTATTATTTTATGTGGTGGATTGGGTTGGAGACGCCCTCGGAAAGATGATGGATAAGCGATGAAACTCAATAATCTTGGTACTCCTAAGGCAGGAACGTTTGTCCCCAGCAAATATCAGCAGGCCCTGTTTGATTGGGCCGCTGATAATGCTGGAACCTCTAATGCCGCTGTAGTAAATGCAGTGGCTGGAAGTGGCAAGTCAAAGTCACTGAATGAATTGACTGTACGGGTCGGGCATAAGTATGGTCGCATTGCCAGCCTCGCTTTCAACTCACACATCGCCAAAGAAACCAAACAGAAGACTACAGTACGCAATGTGGACGTGCGTACTTACCATTCGCTCGGCCTTTCTGCTATCCGTAAAGTCTATCCGAAAGTAAAGATTGACGATAATGGCGGTAAGGTAGAAATGCTTGTGAAGAGTAAACTTATTGCCGGAAATCTGTTCTTCCTGATCCCGTCTATCAAGCGGCTGGTTTCTCTTTGTAAGGCATTTGCTATCAACAATCCAGGGGATGAGTTTCTATATGATACTGCGCTGAACTTCTCGATTGAATTGTTCGAGGATCGGAGTGCTGAAACTAAATATCGTATTTTTGACAGTGTTAGGTTTGCCCTTATCCGTTCATTGGAGACTGCGGATCAGCTTATTGACTTCGATGATATGATCTTTGTACCAGTCGTGTTGGGATTTACTCCAGACACATACGACCTAATTCTGGCTGACGAATTTCAGGACACTAATCTGGCCCAGGCCATGCTGATTGAGATGGCAAAGGCTGGAGTCCTTGTTGGGGTTGGTGATCCTCAGCAGAGTATCTACGCCTTTCGTGGGGCAAATAGCTCAGCTATGGATAGTCTGGTTGAGAAGTTTGGGGCAGTGCAGCTTCCTCTCAGTATCTCCTATCGCTGCCCTATGGCAGTCGGGAATCTTGTGCGTGAACAGTTCCCCCATATCAAGTTTGAGTCCCCTGATTGGGCTATCGCGGGTAGTGTCTCTGATGGGGACATCTCCAAGTTACTTGATAATATGCAGGATGGTGATATTGTAATATCTCGGGTAAACGCCAACCTGCCCAAGATCGCATTCAACCTGATTCGTAAAGGTAAAACTGCACGTATTCTTGGTAGGGATATTGGTCGTTCACTCAAGGCTTTGATTGAGAAAATGAAAGCGGATAGTGTTGGCGACCTTTTTGTTAGGTTGAAGAAATATCAGGATGCGCAAGTATCTAAAATGCTTCAACTTGGCAAGACCGGTATGGCTGGACAGGTGATAGATCAAGTAGAGACAATCACGGCACTTTCAGAAGGTGCCAATAGCGTGTACGATATTATTACACGGTGTCAAACCATGTTCGATGATGAGCAAATCGGTATCAGTCTTGGAACTATTCATAAGCACAAGGGACGGGAGGCCAAGAATGTGTACGTATCACGCCCCGACCTTATCCCACTGGAATTCGTGATGAAGAAGGGGACACTTGAAGATAAGCAGCAGGAATTGAATATGAAATATGTGAGTTTCACAAGAAGTACAGAGAACTTAGTTTTTGCATATGGAGAACTATAAATATGAATAATAGTGTGGACACCGATCTTGTTTGTCAGATGCTAAGACTGTGGTCATACCGTTTTGGAGATAGCGTAGCAGTAAAATTCTATCAAAATGGTTCTTGTGATTTAGTAGATTGGAAGAATGACCTAATTAGAACGGCTAAATCTTTCGATGATCTGATAAAAAGTTGCCCTCCCTGTATTCATCCTAAAGAAAAACAACGTAGAGGGATTCTTTGGGGTGAATATACCGGACATATTATTTGCGATCTTTGTGGTGCTCAAATTAGTTAGGAGATAATATGCCGAAAACAGTTACTGATTGGCGGTCCGTATCTGAAATTTGTATGGGCCTTATCCTTACTGGTCGGGTTGATATGTCAAAATTCAACCCGACAATGTTCTGTGATGGGTTTGAAGAAGGATTTGAAGAGTGGTTCAAGTCGAAGAATAAGACGGCGGTAGCCCGCAAGCTGGGGGCTGATTACGAAGTCGCTATTCAAGCCGCTTCCACCGTATCCGATGACTCAGCAAATGAGGTTGAGTGGCATAAGATTCTGGCACGTGCTGGCAACCTGTACCAACTTGGAGAGAAGACCGAGCGTATCTCGAAGAAGTTGAAGCAAGGCATTGATATCGACTCTCAGGATGCAATGCAAATTGCATCGTCATTCAAAGATGTGGCTAATCCTGAAAGTCTTGGGTTGACCGTATCGAATGAGATTGATGTTGACCAGTTTGAACCTACGGAATTGTCTGGATACGCCCCCATCGATACCCACCTCGGAGGCATGGTTCAGTCTGGTAACATTCTGGTGATGGGTACTACAGGTGTAGGTAAGTCGCTATTTACTCAGCAGTTCTGGGGCCACTGGTTGGAACGATATCCCGACCGTAAGATTGGGATTTGGTCACTGGAAATGACCAATCAGCAGTACCTGTACCGTGGCTTGAAATTATTCCCCAAGTTCAAGAAAGCCCATGAAGAAGGCCGCATTCTGGTGAGCGACCGCACCACCACAATCCACGACATTGGTATTGAAGCGGCTGCCGCAGGGGTGGACGCCATTGTGGTTGACTACGTGGACTACTTGGTGCATGGCGAACCAGGTGAAGGCAAGTTCGCTGAGATTTATATTGAACAGAATAACATTTCCAGAAACTTGAAGATCCCATTCATGATGCTGTTACAGCCCAACCGTAATAGCTACACAGGTGGCGTTCCGCGTATGTACCACGCCAGATACTCAGGTATGGCTGAAAACATCTCTGCACAGTTCTGGGTGGTCTGGAAGCCCAACAGTGAAGAAGATACCAACGGTGATTTTGTGTATGTGGAAGACTCCATGTACATTATTGCCTGGAAGCAGCGGTTTGGCTGGTTGACTTCTAAACGTGCTCAAGAACTTGGTGTAGGAAGCACAGGTAGGAAGGGGCCTGGGGCTATCGTACTACCTATGTGTCAGAATGTCTGGAGTGATGAACCTGGAGAATGGCTTGTACATGGAGAGGTGCCGCATGAAATTAAGAAACGAAAACGAGACTGAGTTCACACATACCACTCCTAGTGGTATCGCAGTGAAGATTATAAGCACCGATGCACGAGGTTACTCACTCATGTCAAATGGTGCAATCATCCCACCTGATATGGAGTTCAAGTGGAGGAACGACAAGGCTAATGCTACTCTTATTTTTTCTGGGTAGTTAAGCAATATAATAATTATAAGTGGGCGGCGGCATGGAAAGCTGACATGCTAGACTGACGAGTCTGATATTGCGGGAGACATGGTGCGCTTGAGCCGGGGATCAAGCCCGCGATAAGTAGGAGTAGCGACCTACCCGCCCACTTCAAACTTGGAGATAAAATGAAGATCATTAATACCGCACAGGAACGACCGAAGAAGAAGACAGAATCACCTAAGAAACGTGGTGGAATTCCTCCAATCACGAAAGAAGAATTAGATGATGTGAATAAGTGGATGGACGAACACAAAGATCATGGTGGATTCAAAACATCTGCTTGGTTCGGACTTCAATGGATGAGTTGTCCGTCATATGTAAATGTAACTTGCGGATGTGATGCTACTTACATACGTGAACGGTATACGGACAAACCTGTCCGGTCATCTGGAGCATTGCAGAAACTGGGAACGAAAAATTCCGGGGGCAGGAATTGACCAGCAAAATTCATTTGCATGGTAAACGTGGTCGCAAGCTGGTGCTACTGATTGACGATGCAGATTACTTATTAATCTACAGGATGAGGCCCTACATGGGATCGGAAGGCTATCCGATGGTGTACCGGGAAGGTAGTGCAGTTCCTGTACATTTGGTGGTAATGAGAGTAACACCTGAATATTTGAAGGAGAATAAGCTACTGGTCGATCATATTGACCTGAACAGACTAAATGCACAAAGCGGAAACTTGCGATTGGTAACTGCATCACAGAACATGCAGAACAAGGCACCTAAAGGAAAGTATAAAGGAGTCACAAAAAGAGGAAACAAGTTTGTAGCCAGGATATATCACAACTTAGAAGAAGTTTATCTTGGAAGTTTTAATACTGAAGAACAGGCGGCAGATGCCTATAACACTGCGGCTATCGAATACTATGGAGATGGAGCGAGAATAAATGACACTCAGATTTCAGCCGGACGACATTCAGATTCACTTTGAACTTCCACCTCGATATACTGATCTTGAGTATGTAGCAATCGACTCCGAGTTCTTCGGGCAGACACTGGAAAGACTGCATCGTCCCCACGGTCGTTTTGCTTGTGTAGGCTGTACATCCAATGGGGTGGATGTGTACATGATATTTGATCCCTCCCAGATTCAAGAGTTCTACAATCGTATCGATGACGGTATGCACCTATACCACAATGCGCAATATGACATTCGTCAACTGCGACGGTTTGCTAACATTCCTGACCGTAAGAAGTTGTGGGATGCAATGCTGATTGAGCAGATTCGATATCGTGGATATTACGACAGCTTTGCTCTGAATGATCTGGTGCGACGCTATACGGGTATCTACATGCCTAAGGATGTTCGGGACGAGTTCTCTGATGATGACCAGACAGAGATGACCGACGACCAGATTTTCTATGCAGCGTGTGATATTGTCGGCACCTGGATGGTTGGAACCAAACAAATTAGCGAAGTTGATGAGGATGACACGAATGTGTGGAAGCACATCGAACTTCCCTTCCTGTGGACACTGCTGGACTCTAATGGACCATACTTTGATGTAGCCAAATGGGAAGCCAGATACACGGAAGATGCTCGTCAGGCAGCGATGCTGGATGAGTCTATCCCGTTCAATCCACGCTCACCCAAGCAGGTGAAAGAATACTTCAAACAGAACTTCAAGGTTACTCTGGATGGTACATCAGAGGGGGTCTTGAATGAATACCTGCTGGACAAGTATGGGATAAAGGAACTTGCGGATACCGAGGAAGTTAGGGAACTGATCGCTGCCCACAAAGACGTGGCAATTATTGTGGACATTCTCACTGCTCGTGGTCTGTCCAAGGCATCCAAGACTTACGGATGTAAGTGGGTCGATGCAGTTGAATCTGATGGACGCATCTATCCGTCATGGAAACAGATTGGTGCAGAAACCGGCCGTATGTCATGCTCTGGTGATATTCCGATCCAGACGATGCCGCACGATAAGAAGTATCGTGAGTGCATCATTGCAGCCCCTGACCATCAGTTGTGTATCTGTGACTATTCGTCCCAGGAACCTAGATTACTGGCCTACATTACCAATGACCCTACCCTCATCCGCATCTTCCAAGAGAAGAAGGATGTGTATATCGAGGTTGGGTATGTGATCTTTGGTGAGAGATTTGACAAGAAAGACCCACGCCGTCAGCAGATGAAAGCAATCATTCTTGGTATCTCCTATGGAATGTCCAAGTATGGGCTGGCTGGGCGATTGGGTGTCTCTGTGGATGAAGCAGAAGAACTGCTTGACCTGTTCTATCACCACTTCCCCACAGTAAAGAAGTGGGTTGATAGTTGCGCTAAGTGGAAGCCCTATACCACCACAATTCTTGGTCGCAAGTTCTGGGGCAACCCATACTCAAATGGGTGGGAACGTAACTACCAGAATTTCCCCATGCAGGGTTCGGCGGTTGATTGTACGAAGATCGCAGCAGCTAAACTTCGTAAGAAGTTAGGCTATAACCCCTGTGAAATTTACATGCACGATGAGTTGGTCTGTGAATTCTCTAATGATAACCTTGAGGAAGGATCAAAATTGATGGAAGAAACTATGGTTGAGGTTCAGGAGTGGATGCACCCAGGAATTCCTGGTGGGGTCGAGAAGTTTATTGGTAATGACTGGAGTGCCAAGAAATGAGCTTGATAGTGATTGCACTGGTCACGGCGATGTTTGCTGTATGCGTTTTCTGTCTTGGATATTTACTTGCTGATATTCGCCTTAGCAAGGAAATGGACGAACTGATTCAACACACCGTTTCTTGTCATGAACTTATCCAGACAATGGATGAGGAAATCAAACTGCATAAGCGCAAACACGAAATCAACGATCAGATTATTTCACACCTGGAGAATAAATAATGGGTAAACATTGTCCTGTTTGTAGTGATCCAGTTATTGTTCCTTTTGGAGATACCGACAGTGATATTCTCATTGTAGGTTCTGTTCCCTCTGATGACGAGCTTGAGTCTGGTCGTGGGTTTAGTGACCCCGTATTCTCAATCCTCAAGAAAGACTTGTTCAAGGCCGCAGGTATTGATATGAATGCGGTGCGCAAGGGATATGTGTGGTTTCACGGCAAGCAATCAAGGAAGGGATGTTTGGAGGTTTCTTCATCTCTTGTTATTGAAGAACTTAAGGGTAAGAAGGTTGTGGTTCTGGTGGGAGCAGATGCAGTATCATTCTTCTCTGATCTGTCTGTGGAAGATACAAATGGGCTGGATGTTACCGATGAAGTAGCATCCAGATTTGATATTGATGAAGGTGCGAGATTCTTTGCTCTATGTTCCCCCACCAACGTATACCGATACGTTGGTGAATATAGGTTCGGACTTTCAAAGTTAGGAGAGTGGATGAAGCATGGATGATATTGTGGTTGGTGACTATGTAGTATTCAGAGGGTACCCAATAGACCCTTCTGAGTCCTTGATCGATGTAGAACTAGTAGAAAAGGTGGTTGGTGGTTGTGTTATTACTGATCTTGGAAGTTGTTATGCGATCAAGTATGTAATCAAAATACCGTCTCACTATAGAGATTACATCAAAGTAATTCCCAGGTATTACATACCTGCCACCACTATGAAAGAAATCTTAGGAGATAAATAACATGGAACTTGATATTGCAATCGTAGATCAGCAATTTTATGTGAACAATTTGCCGGTCACTGTCCGTGAATACCTGGACAGTGTTGACCATATTTTGAATCAGATTCAATCCACGGGAGACTTTGAGATTGGGGCTAACACCGTCCGTTCAATGTCGTCCATCGGCCACGCCATTGGAATTAGTAAGGCAAAGCTATTGCACGGAATGTGGACACTGTGGAAAGAAACTCAAGACCCGGATGGCAATTCTTTCTTTATCTATGCGGCTGAGTTCTGCAATATGCAGACTCTGGTAGTGCAACGCTATATCCAGGCATGGGAAGCCGTTTTGATTGCTCCCAAGGCACTGTATGATGACATGGTTGCACAACCCATGAAGAACTTGAATGCTCTTGGTGCAGCGGTAGCACAGGGATTTGAAATCTCTGATGACACCTGGAAAACGATTGCCACAAGTTCTGACAATCAAACGGTCTTACGTGCTCTTCGTGATGTAAAGGGAAAGGAACCTCGATCAAATAGTATCACTATCTATCTTGAAACGGACGGTAGCTTAGTTGCTTGGCAGAATGGGTTAGTAACACCTATCGGATATCTTGATCCGGACAGCAACCCAAAAGCCATCGAACGTATTATCAAGAACTCTGGCATTGTACGCAGAGACTAATCGAACACTCATGTTCACCTATACAGTGAGGTAATAAAATAACTATGAAACTTACAAAGTTAGTGAAGTTCGAGATTGAAGTAGGAGATGATTACGTACATACCGCTGAACACACGAATGAAATAAGAAAAAGATTACACCGTGTATTTGACCATCTGAATGCCGTACTCAGAATGATTGACAAGAATATCAAAATTGTAGAAGGAGAATCAAATGGATAATACGGACGGATTGACCCAGGAAGATATCAAGATTGCGAATCAGTGTATTGAGTTTTTGCAGCGTGACGAGTGCCGCGATGCCATTCGTACTACTATCCTACTCCTGTTATCAAAGGATGTCGAGCCAAGTTTGGACATTCTGATTGTCGGTATCCAGTCGGCATGTGCTACTGTTCTGTTCAACTACATCAAATACCAAGATGCTCCTCAGCCCGTTCAGCGTAAACCGGACGGCATGTGGGGCCACATTTTTGGGAAGAATTAATCATGCCCATCAACTTTACCGGTAAGTATCCGACGCATGATCGAATTGAAACCGGCTGTCTCAGCTTTGACTGGGCGATAGCCGGTCAAGATTTCTCTCGTAAACAATTGCTGGGTCTGCCACTGCGCTGTGGATACCACATCTACAGTAAGAACACAGGTCTAGGCAAGACCGCCCTGTCTCTCGCTCTTCTTGGTATTGTGGCTTCCAAGATGAAGCAGGGTATTACCATTGCACCCATCGATACGTTTGACCAGGGAAACCTTGAAACCATTCTCACTGACATGGGGATGACCGATGAGGAAGTCAATATCGTTATGGGTGATGAGCATCCCAAGGTGCTGGCTGATCTGATTGAGGCATATCAACGCAAGGATATCTGCGCTGCCCTTCTGGACAGTGTGTACTCCTGTATGTCTACGGCAGTTGCTCAGAGTGATCCGGGTGACAAAAACGTGGGCCAGGATGCGCAGATGATGGCTGGGTTTGTGCGTCAGATGTACGGCATCACAAATAATGCCCGCCACAAGGATAAGATTTTCATTCTCACCAACATGCTGTTTCCTGCCATTGGTGGGGCACGTAAGGGATTCGGCCCTCCTCCTATGGCTACGGCTCGTGGGGTTACTCCTAACAGCCTTACGTCTATTCACATCAAACTTACCCAGCAGTACCGCAAGAACAGTGCGGTAAAGGGCGATGTTGGACGCCTGATACACGGTGTAATCGAGAAGAACAACTTCGGCCCCACTGGACGTGAGTTTGATGTGTACATGGTTGGAGGTCATGGCATTCATGTTGGACTTACTGCTGTCTTTGACTGCCTGTCCTTTGGACTGGCTAAAGACAAGACTGGTGGTAAGGTGGACATTGACGGGTACTCGGCCCGTCTGAATGCTATGATCGATCAGTGGGATACCTTTGACTTCACTCCGTTCACCAATGCAATCTCTGAGTACAAAGAACAGATTGTTGCTGGTAAGTCGGTCAAGGTTGTCAAGCCTGAAGCAGTGGAAGAAGACAGCGAAGAGCAGTTACCTGAAGACCTGTACGAAGGATAAAATGCCTACCCAGCAAACACTGAAGAAGTACGGCATCAATATGGAAGAGTGGCAAGCACTGTATGATAAGCATGGCGGTGCTTGCCACATCTGCCTAAAAGTTCCGTCAAGTGGTAGGTTGAACATTGACCACTTCCACGTACCAAAGTGGAGAACGATGCCACCAGAAGATAGGAAGAAGTTTATTCGAGGATTACTGTGCTATGTCTGTAATAACAGAATCCTCACCAGAGGGGTAAGTGTGGAAAAGCTCAAACGAGCCGTAGAGTATTTGGAAGAGTGGGAAAACAAAAAGCCCCCCGTTTAGGGGGGCGATTTATAACCCAATAATCCAAGTAACCAGGGTACGAAGTAGTCGTGAAAATTAATCATAATCAACACACTTACAAATACCACCCATGCAAGTTTTGGGTACTTCTGAGTCCACAAAACTACTGAAGCATTTTCCACAACGGTGACTCTTTGAGAAACAAGTGTCACTTTATCCTTCAGCTTGGTGACCTCATCCTTTAGTTCCAGGTGTTCTTTATCCTGTAAAGCGGTCTTCTGTTTGTGCAGTAAGTTTTCTGTCTTTAGTTCAGAAATATCTTCTCCACGTGCTTTTACAAGCTCAACAAGTTCATCAAGTATTCTGGTTTGACTGTCAAGTTTCTCATCAACTCGCACAAGCAAGTCATGGTCTTGTTCTTCCATTCTTCCTTTTTCAGTAGTTGGCATGGGGCATAGTTCCTAGTTACTAGATTTTAGTAATCTTAACTTAGGTTAAATCATTTTACTAGCCCTTTCATTTTGTCCTTATCCAACTCATTCTGTCTTCCAGTGCTCTCCGCTCCGCAACTTCTACAAACATACAGAGCATATCGAGCAGTGTTGGTGTAGTGTCCCTTATCCATCAAACGTTCCAGAGACGGAGAACCACACACTCTGCATCTACCTTCTACCTTTTCATAATACGTCCCAACGTTCGGATGATTCTTCATCCACGGTCTAACTTGCAAATAATTGTCCTGAAGAATCTTCACATCATTCTGGTTATACTTGAGCATGTTATCAAGTGCTTCTTGTTTACCGTTGAAGCAATCTACCCAGCATTGAAAGTCTGTGTGGGTTTTCTCTTCAATACCAAGACTTCTATTCACATAAGTCAGTGCATTACTGTCAAACCCAAACTGATTACGAATTGAGACGTATGGATCTATTGTCCGGTATTCCGTAGGCGGTTTCAGCTTATTCACAATGAAGCGGTAGTTCAATTTCTTGAAATCAAAACTCACTCCGTTGTAGGCAACAACCATATCAGCTTTACACAGAAGCGCATACATACTTGCACAAATTCTTGAGTCGTCGTGGGAAAGCGCTTCTTCAGGTGTGAGCACATCTCCAAAAATCTCATCCCCATTTAACCACTTAGCTGCCCAAGAGAGCAAGATCGTGGGGGTTACAATTTTGTCAGAACTGATGTAATCCACCTTACAACTAAATGTGTAGACTAACATTGGCAGAGTTTCCACATCCATGATGAGGATTCTCGGGCCGGATGCTGTATCTACACTGCGCACATACTGATGTGTAAATCGGTACCGACACGACTTACACATATAGCGCTGTTTTATTTCATTGAGCAGGTGTCTGGTTCCCTTACGAATAATAGATCCTGACCCACACTTTGGACATTCCATATTACCCATTCAGTAGGTCGTAAATCTGAGTATAGATAAGAATGGAGGAATACTTAGAGCAGTGATCCAAAATAATAGCCACATCCTCAATGGAAAGATCCAACACCCCAGCATCGAAGATGCGTTTTGCAAGATGTCCATAGTGAAGCATCTTGGTCTTATCACGCTCATCTGAATTCAGAAGGACTCGACACACCTCCCTACCAACAGTAAGTTCTTCTTCAACTACCTCAACAAAGAACTTGTTCTCAATTTCAAAGACTGGAGAACCTTCACCGTTTTTGCGAGTAACCCAGGCACGTAATGAAACCCCATTCAAGTCAGTAAGTGGAATCGTAAAGTCAATTTTCATATCGCTCCAATATTCGATTTTTAAATACAAATATTTTAATTCACTATCTATTTTGAATTATGTGAATTAGATTAATGTTACAGTAGATCAATTGCTTCTGCGAATGGTGAGTCTCCATCCTTACACTTGCTATAAGCAATAGACAAGTCATTCACTCCAGGCTTATTCAGATCAACCAAATCAAATGGGTAATCATCTCCAATCCAATCAAACTCGTGGGTACAGGTTGGCTCATTTGGGTATGCTTCCCTATCTGCTTGGTTCTCCCAGCCGCCTAATACACAATGGGCACGTCTGTACAGATCAGACTTATTTATCTCCAACCATCTCCAATATGAGACATCAAATTTTCCATGTTTTATTGCTAATTCAAGCGCCATAGTTACTCCTATTTAGTGGCAACAGATCGACTACCAAGTGTATCGTTTTCAACGTGCACACCAAGCTGTGTAACGAATATGTGATTCGGGTATTCAGTGCCACCGGTGGCGGCTATCCGCTTCAGTCGAATCTTCATTTGAGTACCGATCAAATTATTCGTCATGGCTAAGTCACCCATTGAAAGAAGTAAATGGGTCAGGTCTGCTGTGCCGTTGGGTATGGTGTATTCAGCGGTTAGGGAAGTCTCTGTCCACACCTCATTCACATCTGAGTATGCAATGTACACAGTAAACTGAACGTATTGATTTCCTCCTGACGTGTTTGCACCGTCAAGGGCCAGATGAAGGTGGGGCTTTACGGCCGTTCCTTCCTTCCAAGAGTGGGGAAGTTCATTAGCACTAAGATCAATATAGTCACCTATATCAAATTTGTATTCCCCATTATTTGCAGTAAATGTACCATCCCAATCAGGAAAATTCGCAACACCAACCCTACCAGATGAAATACTGAACTGAATGTCTGCCCAAACAGTAGTGTCTAACACAAGAGTCTTAGCTGCACCACAAGTAACGTGTAGATCAGATGGGGCCACATCAGATGTTTTTATATATCCGGATGTCCCATCATAATACACAGACATATCATCACCAGCGCCGAAATAAATCTTACGGCTGTCAGCCTGTAAATAAGTAGTACCGCCAAGGTAAACTACGGAATTTAAGTATAGCGTTTGGGCTGCTGGGGTGGCTGCCATAATGCCATAGATGATAGCATTCGTAGCCTCCACAGCCGTGCTAGCTCTCTGCTGATTATCAATAATCAGAAGATTAGAATTTGTGGTTTGTCTGTATCCAGCATTATATCCAATGAATATATTGGATGCCCCGCTAGTTATAGCGTAACCAGTATTCCTACCAACTGCGGTATTTTTCGCTCCAGAAGAGCCTGCTGACCCTCTACCAGACTCTGACCCAATAAATACGTTCTCACCTCCGGCTTGTCGATTACCAGCGTAGTATCCAATCATTACAGAATCTGAGTATATGTTTCCCAAAAACTCACCAGAGCTAATCCCAATTCCAACACTTCTCTGACCACCGGTTTTCAGAGACTCCGAACCTAGAGCAAATCCATAGTTAGTATTGCCACCCAAGAGCGCAAGAGCACCAATAGCCACATTACCAACACCAGCTATGGTAAAGTTCTTCATAGCCTGATAACCTATAGCTATACCTTCAGCACCGTTAGCACTTGAAAGAGCTTGGTACCCAATTGCTACAGCTTGATTAGTGGTAGTATTTGCTCCAAGAGCATCTTTACCTATGGCAACAGTAAAACGTGCTGTGGTGGATGCGTCTCCGGCACTATCACCTAAGAAGGTGTTACCATCTCCAGTCATTGCCGTGTTACCTGCGCCCTTACCAATAATCAAATTATCCGTACCTATATTGGTATAGTATGTACCCCTTCCTTGTATGGCACAGAGGACAGTACCTAAGCTACTCTTTATATCAATTGAATTTGCAGTTTGTGTGGCATTATTGCTGACGGTAAGCTGCACCACATCGGCATTTCCAACAACTTGAAGTCTTGAGGTTGGATTATCAATACCAATGCCAACATTACCGTTGAAGTAGTTCTTATCTGTAGCACCAGCCTGATAGATGCCCCACCTACTGGTGCCCGCTATCAAGTTCTCAATATATACCCCAACAAAACTACCCAAGGTGCCTACAACGGACCCACCTTCCACCCGAAGTCCGTCGTATTCAGTCATGGATGCTCCGGAAGCGACTAACGGAGCTTCAGCATTGTATACTGCCGCTTCTCCTATTAGTCCTGCCCCAGTTTGCCCCACAACCCTACCGGACAGTGCACTGGCCTTGCTCACCTGACCCGTACCATAGTTGGTAGATGTATACCGATTTCGTAGTGCGCCACCACCAGACACTGATGTCAGGTTTCCAACACTGTCAGTGGTAGTGGCAGCAAAACCGTTTACACCGTGTATAAATATGGTATTTGAGTTGGTAGTGATCTTGCCTTGGGCATAACTTACCATACCAAGAACACTCTCGTCAGTCGCTTTACGAGAGATGAATACCACGTCCGTATCAACAGGGCCGGAGATGTCGTTTGGGCTGCCAAAGTAGGCAGTACCAGAAGAGTAGTTGAATTCTACTTCCCCATTTACCTCAAGGGCCACAGTGCCGGATACTGTAATAGTTAGGGGGCCAGTCATACTATCTCCGGTCTTTTTTACCCCACCCACCATCCATAATGCCTTACCGGTGCCAGGATCTTTGGTAAGTACATACTCGTTGGTAGCCAAAGCTACTTGAGTAAGATTATCCAGAGCGTCCTGAGCATTGTCGGCGTTTGTTCCACCTGCTTTGATTGGTTGCATCGATCTTGGCATAGTTTAGAATCCTAGTATTACTACTCGACAATATATGTTGGTTGTAATTACTCCAGAATACCCACCAGAATTATTGCGTTTCACGTATCCAGCGGTTCCCATAACTATGTCAACAGAATCATCGTTATTGTTTATCTGGACTGATGCACCATATATTGTGGCAGGTTCGGAGTAACTGTGGTGTAGCTGTCCAGTGGCACCGCCAGAATCGTTATCTAGATATACAGAAATGTTCAGTGCCTGTGTACCAAGATTATGATTCAGTGTTATTTTCTGGGAGGTATTTATTGCAAACCACCCACTATCGTATTTCTTGATTGAACTATCTGGAGCCTCTACCATCTTCAGGACAGCAAGACTGTCTGTAATCAGCGGCGCAGATGTTAGATCAAATGAAGACGTTCCGGGGGTGAACACCACTATCTCTGGCTGTAGCACTCCTTCTATGAATACCCCAATACTACTTGCAGAACTATTCATTGTAAAATGCGTGCCAGTACCATCCACTTGAGATGTGAGATTCTCGATATCCCCAATAACTCCAGTTATATTCCCTCCGGACTTACTGAAGAATTGGCGCACATCATAAATATCTCTCCACCCCACAGCCGCACCTGGGTTTGCTCTGATTGCAGCTAGTGGTATGTCCTTATTCGTTGCAGGGATTCCTGGTAAGTATGACAGTACACTGGATGTACCACTTACAGACGCAGGAAATACAGATCCAGTTATGGAGTAAAGACTACCATCAGCATCATTCAACATCAGCAAGTACAGGTTTGATCCAGACACGTCCAGTGGAGTGATGCCTGAGAATCCAGTACCGCCGACACTCAGCCAGGAGTTTTCTGAGTTCTTGTACTGATATTGATTTATGTTTACACTGTTTGATCCAGTGGTCGTGGGAGGGGTAACAAGCAATGGTAAAATCTGCTGGCTGTCCACCCAAACAATATCTGTACCTTCACTACCACGAATGGCTGAGTGCTGTCTACCGTGATTGGGTAAGAATGAGAAGTTGGTATTCCACTGAACATACCTATCAGTATCCACACCTATAATCTCGTATTTGATCCCATCAAATTCCAGTATCACTGGAAGATCATATATCGGTGTGACCTTATAGTTATGTGCTCGAATTAGCTCACTTCGGTTCTCAAGTAATCGGACCCAAACAAATCCAGGACGACTGGAAACCTCAACCACAGTAGTTGAGATTCCCAGACTGCCTTTGAGTTGTCCTACGGCAGGGTTTATTAGCTGATTAAGTTCCGACTCTATGTGTGCCATTATGCGTACTTTATCCCTATTGTGCCAGCATTATCAGGTACCCAATCAAGTAGATTTCCGGCCTTACTTACCCAAGTTACACCAAAGTCTGGAGTGTATTGTATTTCAATTGTGGATGACGGAGACTGATTGTATACACACGCCCACGTATTTGCATCCCCCATGTTTACAAACTTTATGGTATGGGAGACAATGCTGTGAGGCATAGTTACAGGCGTAAAGCTAATCCCAAAGTCTGACGACTTCTGTACCCCGTCAATAGGATTATAAGTCATTACATACTGACCGGTAGGGTCGCAAGCTGAGGATTCATAGTGGCTTGTTCCAGCCGGATAGGTGCGAAGAATTGTCTCAGCATTATCACCAATAACAAGGGCGGGCAGTGTGGGGTGGCCTGCCGTGTATATCAAATCTGCGTTCAATGCCCTGGTATGGTATATAGGTCCACCGATATTAAGTGTTGACTCAACAGTCATCAAGTCATTTGAAATGCGGAATATGTGACCAGCCTGGAACAATCCAGCACCATGAGTCAGATACCAGTTAGTATTGTAGTGAGTAAAGTTTCCACCAATCTCATACATGCCAGGATTTAAAAGGCGCGGAGAGATTGCACTTGCAGATGCCAGGAAGAATCGCCCAACGCTATTAGGGTAGTTCTGACCAGCCAATACAGCACAATAATTATCAACCAGGAAGTCCACCCCAATAGCAGAGATTAGAGGGACGCCACCAAACGGGCCTGTTCCTATCTGGGACAGGAAGTAGTTTGTATCTGCGATTACATACTTACTGTTTCCTTTACCAACCAGTTGACTGTACAGTACCGGTTCGTATGGGGCAGGAGTGCTGCTGGACAGGAATGCCCTACCATACCGGTTCATATCAAATCCAGTAATAGATTGCAGTTCTGCCAATGTCCACTCATCTGCGGTAGTTCCAGCGTACCAGAACGGAGAAGGAAGATCCAACTCACTGGTAAACCACAGACCGATTCCATTAATGTACACCGCCAGAATACCCAGCGGGGTGTACGGCTCTTCCGGAGGAACGTAGGGAACAATAGGAGGAAAGGTAGGAATCTCGATTGGGGGGAAGGTGGGAGGATCAACCGGAATAAGTACCGTATCCCCTTCAAACCCCTCAGTAATTTCTCGAACAGTAATGGATGTTTTCAAATACTGCTGCTGGCGATTGTAGGAGAAGTGCACACCAGTTATGAAGTATGGTGCGTTTATTGAAATGTTGCGTGACGTATCTTCTCTATCTATTACAATCTGCACAGCCTTTTGAGGTGCAATATCAAATACCTTATATGCACCGGCCAATTCAAAGTTTATCGTGGGGTGCTTGGCGTTACGGTAAGCATATACGTCCCCTACAAGCTGATTCAACTGGTTCTGAGATACAAGAGCTAATCCGTTTGGGGATTCCGCTTTACCGTAGTATCCAGGGGCGGATCCAGGTGCAGCAGCTAACAAAGCCACACTAGCATCCACAATAATCAGTGGGTTGTACTGAATACCTCCAAGCTCAATGTATGACACCGTGTCATATATTAACTCTTGTATTGCAGGCTCCCCCATCCAATCATCTTTTACGATTGTGGTGATTGGGGGATAGGCGGTCTTCGCTAAGTGTGTGGCCTCCATGGATGTCTCTATCCACAACTTCCCTTGGAAGTCAGAAACGACTTCAGCCATGAGCGCAGATTTCAAAATTGATGCGACACCATCGAAGATACTCTCACGATTGGTGTCATAGTATTGAATGTATCGATCCTCAGCCAGGAACTGTATATCAGCTACAGACAGTACCGTACTGTGCCACCGTAGAAAGTGATACACAGACTTCTTTACGTTGTTGGACTTTATCTGGTACCACGTGGTCGGAGATGCTACTGAATTTTCAATGGATATGCCGAACCCAGTGGATGTACGCATAATCTCATCAATAGAACCAATCTGGAATTCTACAGATGATTTATCATAAGACCACTTGATCGTGCCCTGTATAATGTAACCAACAAAATAAATGCTGCTGGAGTTCTCCGCGTTACCGCCTACGTTTATATGATTCCCATTGTAGTATTCATCAGAATAGATCACCACAATGGCACCATCATAAATATCGTAGTCCCACGGATTACGCAGAGTTATAGTAGATGTGTACCCACTGGATGCACGCGATCCCTGCCCATCAGATATCTCCCAGTCTTCCCATTTCTGATTGTTGGGATAGATAGAAACATATCGATAAGAAGTATCAACAGAACCATTTACCCCAGTAACAATCAGTTTGGTAGTGTAGTGTCCTGGGGTATTGTAAGTAATATACCCAGGGGTGCCTAAACTTGACCCGGTAGACGTTGCCCCGTCAAATACCCACTGATAGGATAGGCTATCCCCATTCACGTGTTGAGTGCCAGATGCAGAATACCAGAAGGATATTTCTCCATCGTCACCCAGCATCCCGGCACGGTGCGGACCCATACACACAAAAGAACCAAGAATAGAATTCTGGTTGGTATAAACTATGTCGTAGTCTTTGTAGAAAATAACCTGTTCGGGATCAGACGGATTCTTTATAATCCTTGGAAATACCGATGTGATGTCGATGATATCCAGAACCGTCAGATACAAAAGATCCTGCCAATTGATATGAGAATTCTCTGCCACTGTGATACTTGTAAGCGTTATACTCCTTACCCGTACCTTGCCCAACTCCTGACCGCCTGGAGTTGTGCCTACCAGAAGGGTCATGCCAGCAAATACCTGGGTATAGTCCCCGACAGTTACAGAATCATAGGCAATTACTCTAGCGCCTTTAGTGATTGTAGGATTACTAACCTGACAAGCCAACATAGTGTTAGGCTTGTATATGGATAAGTGAAGATCAACGAACTGCGAGTGCAGCCTTGAGATATCTAAGTCAGTCATGACCTTACCTTGACGATTAGTAGTTTGACATCGCTAACGTGATCGAGAAAGAACTTACCAGCGGTTGGCTCACGTAACTGGCAACCGCTGTAGGTATAAAATTGAAATGGGGCAGTAGCATACTTGGGAAGATCGACAGCTATTGATCCACTGTTCTGAATGCCGTCGAAGAAACCAACCAACTGAGAGAAGGCATCCATAGGCATAAGATCCCACTCTAATTGGTACTGTCTGAGAGACGAGTACACCGACCTGCCCTCACCCGTAGTTCCCACTAGCTCCCTATCTACCCACGAATGGGTAGTAGGGGGCAGCAGTAACTCAGTTCCGTTTATTGCGAATGTTCCTGTTACTCCCTGAGTCATCGTTGGTTTCTCCGTACAGTCATAATGCTGTTTGCAACACTATCAGTGGATTTCTGTACAATCCTGGCTTCCAGATCGTTGGACAGAGTTACTAGAATTTCAGCGGAAGTCTTTGGTGTGTTTATATTCCCGAATAGTGACAGTGCCCCACCCTTTAATGCTGACAATGCGCCCACAGGTAAAGCACTGTCTTTGTTAGCAGCGGTTACCACACTTTCCCAATCATCCCCGCCTGCGTTCTGCATGTCTTTCGCAGTAGGAAGGCTTCCTGTGGTTGGCATACCAATGTTTGCAGTGGTCGCCTTATATAACTTCTCAATTTCTTTCAACTTCTTCGCCATGAGAGTTGTGTAGGTTATGACACGATCATAACCCATCTTGAGTATGGTTTCAATGGACCCCTTTGATCCAAAGTAATCAAGGTACAACTCTTGAATGGCCTTAGTGCCTTCATTTGTTAGGCCAAGCTGTTCGGCTAACGAAGTTGCAAGATTGCGCAGCCGGTCTTTGCGTTCTTCTTCCAGGCGCTGCATTTCGATCTTATGTTCTTCTTCCTCACGTTTACGCTTGAGACGGAAATCCTCTTCCATCCGCTTCAGCTTCAGTGCGCGTTCAGCATCAAGCTCCTTCAGCCTGTCATCACGTTGGCGACGCATTTCCTCAATCTCTGCGGCGTGCTGGGCAGCCGCACTAGACTGACTGAGATTGAATTCATTTATCATGTTCTGCTTATTCATGGCATAATCACGAATAAGCCGCAACACCTGACGAGCATCACGCTCGTGCAAGGCATCATCGAGATTCATCAAGAACTTCTCTCGAAGTTGCCGTAACTCTTCCTGGAACTTGGCCTCAGCGTCTATCTTCTTGCGGTTGTATTCCCGCTGCTTTGCCTCAATCGCCTTCTCACTATCATTGATAATCTTAAGGCGATCAATCTTCCAGTCCTCCATAAACCTTGATATATCAATATCAAAGTCTTCCTGTAATTTCTGCATCGTGTTATGGAAGTCTTCTTCCATGTTAGCGGCACGATCAGCAAACTCATCCATAGCCTCAGCTAAGTCGTTCAGTGCCTTCTGAATCTTCTCAGAATTATCTTCAGACTCCCCCATAGGTGGGATAACTGGACCGGTTGGGGTATCTTGTTTGCTCAAGTTGGCAATAGACGGCTGCTCGGAAATCTTTTTTCCAGACACTTCCTCATACGCGGCAGCAGCTTGCTTCAGTGTAGCAATAACTGGCACAAATGCCTCTATTATTGCTGCACCAATTAGCCCAATTAGATTTAATATGTTTGTGAATCCCCATATCATAAACCCAAATATTGGGCTTGTCTGTCTCATGTGCTCATTAAACTTAGACGTGCCGTCAATCAGATCGTTCCACACTGATCTAATATATAGAATCTGTTCGATTACATATGCCACAAGGTAAATAAGGGCGTTCCAGTAGTCCACCAGCGGAGCGGCCTCGGTGGTCAAATTTTCCCATTCAGCGGATAGCTTATCACCGGCGTTAGCTAGGTTGTCCTGTAATTCAAGTGTTTCTTTTAGTGTCTTGTTGTTTTGCTCGATCAACACCCCTGCGCGGGCGTGCATCTTTTGTTCCTCAGTGAGCTTATCATTAATATCGTCAATCATTCCGATTTTCTTAGCATAAGCTTTCACATCGGAGTCAGCAACACTAAGACCACCGCCAAGGTTTCTTACGCCTTCCGGCTGACCAGACATGGCCGCAGCGGAAACCGTACCCATTATCTCTTCGAGAGACTTTTCTGGATTGCGAATCCTGGCCGCATTTGCAACCTCCATAAGTCCCTTGAGTTCTTTTGGAGTGAATCCAGCACCAGCCAGACGCAGTGCCATGTCGCCAGTAGCGGCGAACATATCCACACTGGACACGTTACGAAACTCGGCATTCAATTCTTTTACAATACCAAGTAACTGCCCACCTGTTACTTCAACCCCAGACTTCGACATTACCTGTTCAGCGATGGATAATTTTCCAAGCGCATTGGATAAGTCTTTGGCTTGCTGTATGGTGTTTGTAAAGAATTTGGTCACCAGCATCTGAAGTTGGAATATGACCATCGCCATGCCAACCCCAAAGGCGGTGTTCATAATTGATTTCAGATTGAACATCTCTCGAATGGTGTCCCCAATACCATTCTTCATGTCATGAATACCGTTCTTTGTATTCTCAATTACCTTATTGTCAATGCCATACATAGCCTGGACAAGCTTGAGCATGGCATCAGTTGATGCCCCAGTAGCGGTGTGTAACTCATCCATTAGTGGGATGAGCATTTTGGTTTGTTCAAATGGAGTCTTACCGCTGAGAGTGGATAGTTTACCCTCAGCGGACGCAATAGCGCGCTGTGCCGTGATCCTACGATCATCCAGCATTGCCATCTCACGAGCCTTGTCTACATCAACCACAAGTTCTTTTGTAAGCTCTTTTTGCAGGGCTACAACCTGCTGACGATTGGCAACCTCAGACTTCTGCATCTCCTGTATTTCTTTACGAGACTCAGCCTCAAGCTTCTTACCAACATCCTTATCTTTAGTTGGTGTCTTTAGTGCTTCCTTCTCAGCAGCGACTTGAGCACGTTCAGCCGCAATAGCTTGAGCCTCTTTCTGTTTAGTGATATCAATTTCGATATTCATCTGGGTGGTCTTGTCGGCTATAAGTTCCTGATTAGCTTCCTTTTCCCTAGCCGCATTTTCACGTTCTATTCGTATCTGATCTATCTTAGCTGACTGAATTTGGGCAAGTTGAAGAGCAGGATCGTCAAACTTCATCTCTCCAGAGAACCCACCCTGAGTAACCATGTTATTGAATGATTCAAATAAACTTGTCATTCTAGACATAGAGGTGCCAAACTTAACAGATAGCACATCTGCATAGCTGATAATGGCAGCCATTTTCTTCTCCATCGTTTTGAGGGAGTTGATTACCTTTATGCTGTCACTGTCTTTTATGAGAAAGTTGAGAATTACACTATCAGTGGTTGCCATTTTATCTCACCCTTACCAGACTAACAAATTCATCAAAATTGTTTTTAGCTATACCAAGAGCTATACCGAATACCAAAGAGTTAGGAAGCTTTTTCTTTTCTCCATAAAATATTCGGTATACCCTCTCTGCTTTCTGTGGCGCAACCCTACACATGAACTCAGCTATTGTATAAGGCTCTATGTCATTCTGACAGTATGGTTTTATTACTTTCCATACTGTTACCATCTCCTCAAGATTAAGAAGCCTGGGCCGTTTCCTGAATAAATTTTTCCATACCGCCAGTATCATGTATAATTCCTTGAGGCATCATAGATTTTGGTATCCGTACTCTTCGTATCTTTGGAGCATTCTCGTGCATGAAGTACGGGCGGGGGAGTGGGTTGAATTTAGACTGCTTAGTTGTAGAGTTATACGGGTAAGCAACCTCACTCATACCCCACAAAAACTCTCTATTCAACTGCTCGTCTGTAAGAACTTCTTGAATATGGGCAAGGGCAGTGTCTACACTTAGATTTCCTATATACTCCAAACTCCACCCATATTCTTTAGCCAGCAAGTGTGCCCAATAATTCCAATTCCTACCTGAATACTCCCACCCAACTTCTTTGTCTTTCATCTTACTATTACCAGAGGTTAGAAGTGGGATCTTGGTTGGTGAGTTTAGCTCCCTGGCAATTGAGAAGAGAAATATTGTTACTTTCCATGGCAATCTCTGTAAGACGATATTAGAAATATGAAGGGCAGTCGATATGTACTGCATTACAAGTTTCGGGAACTCTGTAATGTTTCCACCATCGACTGCCCTGCTTATATTTGCTACTACGTCTTCCAGTACCGCCCACGAATAAAACTTTACTTTCTTAGGTCGTCTTATCCGTAAATAGGCACTAATAAGACTGAGCAAGGCTACCTCTTTTACGGAATGGCACCCAGATCAGAACGAATGAACACTCCGAACATCTGAGGAGACGGTTTGGTGGTGTCAGCATATGCACGCACCTTCAAACCTGTAAGCTGCCACGGCTCACCGGACTTCATTTCCAGCGTCCAAGCATCAACGAACTTGGCCTTGTGCAGATGGATGACCAGATAGTCGCCAGTCTCTTCATCATACACCTTAGGCATATACACCATGAAGTGCTGAGTGTTGTTGATCGGGCCGATGCCAACCTTCTCTTCACCAGAACCGACAGTGGGGGTAGACAGGTTCATCAGTTTAGCCGCCACAGCCAGCGGGAAGATACTGGAGATGGTAAGCCCCAGTTCCACATAATCACGCCGCTGGATAGTGTCCTTGATACCGACAGTATCGCAACGCACGTCATTCATAGTCATGCCCTCAGTCAGCGACACGTCCAGAACACATCCAAGCAGATTGACCGGATACTGAGTCGTGCCAGTCATATTCCAGTAGTACCCGTCAGCATCAGGATTATAAAGCGGAGCCGCACGGTAATCCTGAATGTAAAGATAAGGAGCACCTTCGATATAAAGGTCTTCCTGAGAAACAATGTTACCAATAGCACTTCCAGTAACTAAGGACATAGTACCTCCTAACCGCGCTCAAACAAAAAGTTTTCGATCTTACGGTTTCCGCAGCACGCAGTTTCACCAACATGCTTTGTCAACAGATCATCAATGTCTCTTACATCTACTTGCACTTTTGTTCCCGCGCCATCCCATTTGTAATGTTTACCGGAAACGGCTCCGACCATCCTAACGGTTGCAGGGAACTTGCACACTACCAATTCACTCTGTTCAACAGAAGTATAAGGCAACCCAGATCCAATATCAAGGTCGTCATCTTTTACTTCACTTGCATGGGAAATGACAGTTCGCCTCGCCATACGCCGTCCTCCTGTACATACATGGCACCAAGCTGAAGTGCCTCAATTCTTGAAGTAGTCCTAATCCCTCCATTAGTAACATGGTTTCGATCAAACAGATCGAATAGCATTCCACAGATAGTATTCACAGACAGACTGGATGCCAGATCACCAAACACATAAATGTGAACATCAATATCGAAGATATCACAATCAGGGGTGTGTCGTTTGAAATTATCAACTCGAACACGGATATTGGGATACACAAACTTGTCCCCTACCCATTCCAATTCTCGTACCTCATTTACACTACCCAACTTAGCTAGTATGGGTGCGTCTTGTTTGATCTTACTGATGATACTCGCCTGTATACTGATTAGTGATGTCATTTATTCACACCTCCAGGGCGTGAGAATACCGCACGAATTTTTAGCTTCAAAGACTTCTGTGCATCTTCAGATAGGTCTTCCTTGATCTTCGGAAGGGATTGGGCAAACGCCTCTCGTATGTAACCCTTACCACTATTGTATGCCCTAATACCTGGGTGCAAAACCTGAGGAAGGTATGCCTTTTTACCGAGCTTTTCCCAGTAAAATACTAACATTGTTTTAGGTGCTTTGGGAGTAATTCGTATAAATCCATAACCAGTCTGACGCTTTGATTTGAAATTACGAGTAGCATGTAACCCAGACCCGTACTCTTGTGCACGTAAATCCTCGGATAAACCTTTACGTGGAATCAAACGGGCCACAATAGATACCCCATTTGGGGATGAGGTGTCTACTGTGAAATTATCGCTCGTTATGAATGGGGCTAGATGTTGCGGAGCAAGTGCCTTCACCTTGTTATAAATCCGCAACCTGGCCCCTTCCAGAAACTCGTCTGATAATACTGACTTATCCGTACTGGTAGGCGTGGGCATCTTCGTACCTCTTCAGTACAAGCAGTGTCTGACTCCGTGGATCGTTGGGTCGAAGACTCGAATGCCTGACACTGATAATCCGGAACTTCTTATTGTAGTAGGGGCTGTCCAGAGGGTAAGTAACTACAATCTCATCGTTCTCATCTATGCCAACTGCTCTGGAACTTATCGTAGTCTCAAACAGTTTTGTGGTTTCAACCCCCTGCTCCAGCAGGGCAGTAGTGGGCGACAACGGCTCTATACGAACAAGCATTCCAGTATAGAGCACAGTTCCAGACGGCTGACTTCCACCAATCATGTCATCAGACGGGTAAGAGAATCTAAATACACTTGCAATTTGATTGTGTCCAGCGGGCATAATTATCCTACCATCAATGACTTTCTGGCCTTTTTGATAGAGCCATCCAGAAGTTTTGCAATCCAGGCGGATTTGGCTGAATTACCAAACACAGTATTCTTCCAAGACTTGCGCTTCTCTGAATATCGAAGATGAGTAAACTCAGTAACTCCAGCATCTCCGGTAGTTTCATTCGCAGGGGTTGGCTGAATCTCATTCAATATAAGCTGAGCAGCGTTTACCAGGGCCAGTGAGATTCCTGGCATAGCTGACGTTCCAGTAGACAGGCCAGCCTCATACACGTATTCAATCGTGAATGGACGACCAGAAACAAGGTACACACATCCATAAGCTTTGGCAAAGTTCTCAAGGTACAGATATCCGTAGGTGTCGTTACGGATCATACCAATCGAATTGGAAATCTCTTCCAGAGTGTAGACAACAGTTCCTTCTTCGTCCAACATTCTCACTGCCAGGAGTTTGGTTACATACCCATAATCCGTTGGGATAATCTTACCAAGTTCCGGACTATAGTAAGCACTGCCTGTAACTATTGTGGGAATAAGCAACGTGCCAATATATGACGACACCTGCTGCTCTGCCATTTGATAGCAAGCCTGACGAATCTGGGGAGTGGATTCATATACCACTCCCCCATAATCCACAAACATCTGGTCATTCAAAATCTGTGGCGCACTATACGGATACACTACCATGTGTTTACCTCATTATCCAATCAGTCCACACCAATCTACCACGATTATTGGACAAGAATATTTGTCGATTGCGGTCTAACATCGGGGGTTGCTTTTTATGGGAGAACGTGGCCCCCACAAAATGGTATGCAATAGCATTACAGTCTACCCATATTTTATATCCTAGACCAGTGATTTGCAATGCTAGCTCCACGTCCTCATAGTATCCAGCACCGTAGGCAGTGTTGAATCCACGCACCCGCTCGAACAAAGCACGTCGCACCATGAACACAGCACCGGTAACTGAGAATACTTCCCTTGAAATGCAGCAACGTGGGTTGTTTGCTGACCAACCGATAAGTGGGTGAATTATGTTACCGTCCAAGTCCACAGCATGTCCAATATGCTGAACCTTACCTGCCGGACCACTAGTAGAGCCATCAGCAAAAAGCAACTTCAGCCCACACATCCCTATCTTCTTATCCTGCATAGTAGATACGAGAGATTCTATAGCCCCATCTGTAAGAACTATGTCATCCGAAACAAAGAGAACCAGCGGTGACTTGCCCATACGAATGGCGGCATTAGCCCCGCCAGGAAATCCTGTGTTGTTACTCGATCTGCGGTGCCGCGTTATTATGGGGCGGCGGAATAAGTCAGCCGCAGCTTGACGATCATCGGATGGGCTACCGTTATCAAAGACATACACATTACACGGTGTATTCTTTGTGACCTGTTCAACCGAATCCAAACACTTCTCCAGAAGGTCAAACCTACCAGCGGTGAGAATGCAAATATCTATCTTATCCATGTGACAACTCCATCAGAGCATTATTGAACTGTTCGATACACACGCCCCAGTTCCTCGATGCGATGTACTCTCTGGTATCATACGCAAGAGCACCAAACAACGCTTCTTCCAGTAAGGCTGCACCTTCTGACACCGAAATAAAGTCGCGCTTAGAATTACCCCAAACATCTATGTAGGAGTATTCCGGATTGACCAGCCACCCACGATTAGTGAGAAGTTCAGTAATGGCCCCAGTCTTTGTACCGACGCAAGGTACACCAACTGCCATTGCCTCAAGGAGTGGAATGCCCAGTCCTTCAGCCTTGCTCGGAAGTAGAAAGGCATCAGCGGCCACATAAAGATCCCGCAACTCTTCTGTACTCAGCCCACGCCCGAACTCGATGTACTGATCCTGAATGCCCATCATCTTGGCAAGTTCCTGTAACTTCCATCCAGGCGGATTATTGGGACGAGTAACTACTACGTACTTGAAGCAGGTATCTGGATTATCTCTACACAGCTTAGCAACAATAGCCATACCTGCCCACAGATTCTTCCTCTCCTGGTTATCTGCAACGGTGAGCACTATCTTATCCGTTGAGGCGAATCCAAGACGTTTACGCTTCTCATCATGTTCTTTCTTATCTGTGCGTCGCCAAACGTTGGTGTCAATCCCAACCTGCAAGTGGCCCACGTTGGTCAGCCCAACCTTACGCGCCTCCTGTTCTCCCAATTCTGAGATGAAGAACACCTTATCATACTCAGCCAGAATCATAGCCCATGACATCATCAAGGGTCCATTTTCCATCGGGGTGATGGCAATGTATTTAGCGACTGGTTTTTTCATTGTGCCAAATATGCGATCCAGATTAGGAATATCCATAGCACACACAATGAAATCTGGTTTCCACAGAATGCCGAGATTGTTAATTGCCGCTTGAGCATATGAAGCGTTTTCAACTGGAAGGATGGGGAACTTTTCCCAGTGCTCCTCTCCACGATTGGAAAATGCTATCATGAATACTTCATGCCCAAGATCAACCAGCCCGTTGCACAGGGGCTTACAGATGGTAGCATAGCCAGACACGGCCCCAGCCGGATAGTCAGTAATTACCAAAATTCTACTCATGAATTACCTCGTCCCATTTCTGAATAGCTTTCCGAATACTGAATCGTTCTTTAGCCTGTTCCTGTACTGCACTTCCACATCCAAGACAGGTTTCCTGATTCTTCAAACAGTGGATTGTCTTGTCCACAAATTCTCGTATTTCTTTATCTCCAATAGGAAAACCAATCTTCGTTCCGAGGTTGGTCGTAGCAAGTGCCCCACAGGTTGACGTGATTGGATAAGCTCCCGCGTAACAACACTCAGCAGTAGAAATACAGAATAATTCCTCATAAGTACATGGGTACAACTGAATGGCACTTTGAATCTGTAACTCTATCAGTTTAGGGCGTGGAACCAGAGCATGATAAGTCACATTCGGAAACGACGTGAATTTTATCTTGTGTTTGAGACTAATATTTGCACTAAGTCCAGCATCCCACAGTCGATAGTCAGAAGTGATGTGCAACTTCGCTTCCGGAACTTCTTCAGTTACTGGACCCCAAATACGGGCAAGCTCATTGATCCCACGGTCAGGGACAGAACAGAACAACACCTGCATTGGGTCTTTCTCCACACTCACCCCAGCGTAATCCCACTCGCGCACGGGAATGTCGATTACAACACTGTTTTCTATGTTGTACCGAGTGCGGAAATATTCCTGGTGAAATGGAGAAATTGTAACTACCTTATCGACCCTACGAGCGAGTTCATAGAAGTTACCAACGGTAAATTGGTCACATGACCAAAAAATCTTTCTACCACACTTGGCAGCAACAGTGCGCGGATTCTCAGCCCTGAAAATAATCAACACATCACGCCACTCTTCTGGGTCAAATTCAGTTAGGTTCTTTTGTTCAAAACAACTTGCCCCACGCTCACGCGGGTTGTTATAAAGAGTGACATCATGTCCAGCTTCTTTCCATGCACGACACATAGTCAGTAAGTACAACTCACTGCCACCAACCCCAAGCTGTACCCCATCTCCGTAAATAGACTTCTCTGTAACCCCAAGCGGGCTTCCGTGATGTGCGACTATGTGCAGCTTCATTTCTTCCTCTTGTATTCTGCAATGAAATCTGAAAAAACCGAAACGGTGTAATCAATCATTTCATCAGTAATATTCTGATGACACCCAATCCAGAAAGTATCTGTGGTTACAACATCCGCGTTATACAGATGGGTAGCTTTACGATGCGGGGTAGTTCGGAAGGCCGGTTGGCGTAAAAGATTCCCACCAAACAGCATTCGAGTACCTATCTTATGGTCCTCAAGGTATCGGACTAACGTATTCCGATCAAACGGCAGGGCCTTCTTCAGCGTGAGCGCAAATCCGAACCAGGACGGCTCTGACTTCTTTGTAGCCAGCGGTAGGACAAAGTAGTCCTCAAACTGGCACAATCCTTCAAGCAGCCTTGCGTGATTATGTTTACGCCGAGCAACGAAATCAGGAAGGCGACTCAACTGACTAATACCAAGCGCTGCCTGTAGGTCAGTGATTTTCATGTTATACCCAAGGCGGGAATAGGTATACTTGTGGTCGTACCCTGCTGGCAAGCCAGCTATAGCCGACTGAGAGAATCTGCGGCCACAAGTATTATCCTTTCCAGTATCACACCAGCAAGCCCTACCCCAGCCACGAAGACTCTCCACAACCTTCGCAATCATCGGTGAGTCTGTGATAACTGCCCCACCCTCCCCCATCGTGATCTGGTGGGCCGGATAAAATGACAGGGTGGACATGTCCTCATAGAATGCAGGGGACGACCCATCAAACAAAGATCCAAGAGCGTCGCAGGAATCTCCGATCAGGAACAGGTTGTTGTCGTCCGCCACCTTCTTCATACCATCTACGTCATATGGGTTGCCTAGAGTGTGAGGGATGAAAATGGCCTTTGTCTTGTCAGAAACCGCCGCGTCTACACTATCAGGCGAGACATTGTATGTGGGGAAATCCACGTCACAGAGTACGGGGATAAGCCCGTTTTGTATGATTCCAGACAAAGTAGTAGGGAATCCAACTGCGGCTGTGATAACCTCATCTCCAGGCTTGAGCGCCCGACTACCAAATTCCGGCTGACATACGGCCGAAATAGCCAGCAGATTAGCAGAGCTACCAGAATTGGCAGGAATAGCAAACCGAGCATTAGGAGTAAACGCCCTACGTAGGTCTTGAGAAAATGCGTTCGCATATTTACCTTCCGTGAACCACCCATCTAATGCCGCACCAACTACAGATAAAATGTCATCCTCTGTAATTTCTGCACCGGAGACGGGGATATAGTTTTCACCGGCCACAAACTCCGGTTTCTTTGGCATACCTGAATTTATTCTGTCAAGTATCTCTGCTTTAGTTATCATTTAAGAACTTCTCCAATGCCTCATGGTAGTTGTAGTTGGGTGGGATGCTAGGGGCAAGGCAGGAGTTCAGTGGGCGGTTTGCAATACCTCTAACGTTGTTTACCGTCTTGGTAGGAATAATACTATCTCCACATAATCCAAACTTCTCCGCAATATCCATAGCAAATTGATATTTAGACACACACTCACTGCCGGATAGGTGGATTACACCACGAAGTCCAGCATCCATAATATGAACGGACGAAATTGCCAGATCGTCAGAATAAATCGGACTTACAAGCTGATCCTGCGGGGACTCAATACGCTTCCCAAGGGCAAGCTTGTCAATAATCTGATACGCATAGTTCTTTCTGGCCCATTCCCTTCCAAACACTGCCACTGTACGAATTACAGTACCACCGGCAGTAAGAACCTCACGTTCAGCGTTCATCTTCTGGATACCGTAGGTGTTTACAGGCATCGGACGATCGTATATGGTATATGGAGTAGATGAGCTACCGTCAAATACATAAGACGTAGAGTAGAAGATCACATTGGAATGTAGGCCCTGGGCAAGGCGAACTATGACCTTCACTGCTTCCACGTTAGTGCGATACGATTCAGAATTTATCTCACAATCATTCACGTGAGCGTTACCGCCAGCCAGGAACACAACATTGGGGCGCACTCGATTCATCACATCGACTATGGACTTGATACTATTCAAATCCATATACTCATACTCCCTACCCATTGCTTGTGAGTAATATGTACCAACAGCATTGATACCTATGTGGGAGTTGAGTTGGTTTAGGATCGCTGAACCAACCAACCCAGATGCACCAACTACAAGCACACGTTTATCCATGCTGAATCTCCCAATCATATGGTACAGAATTGTAGGGTATGCGGTATATCTGTCCATAAGGCTCACTAGCCTGAACCAGTATCATCGATTCCATGGACAATCCCTTGAATCCTGCATACACCCCAGGTGGGATATGAACACTCAACATATTCTTATCGCTAAGGTAGATTTCTTCTATAGTACCTGAGGTCTTACCAGGACGCGCATCCCATAGAACCAATTTCACCTTACCAGACACACAGGTGAAATGTATCTCCTTCGTCTCATACCCATGCCACGCTTTGATAGCGCCGTAGGCTACCGTAGTCATGTACACGTCTTTTACATCAAAGATCGGGGTGGCGACCTTCAATACACACCCACGCTCATCGGGTATAACAGTGCACAAACTAACAATTACTCCAGATATGTCAACGGTCATTTTTATCCTCATCCACAAACTCAACTATATGTATTGCTGTGTGGTGTGTGCTCTTCTCGCAGTAATTGATTCTCTGGTACTCACAGCCACAATATGGACAAGTAGTATTCTGTGGCATCTCTCTATAGATAAGCCCACACTTGTCGCACACATAGGCAGTGGCAGTGAATGGGGCCACCTAACTACTCCCGTCCAGGTGTTGGTTATACCCAGCGTGGTGTAAGCATACAAGCAGTGCCCCCATATTTGCTGAAGAGTCCTTGGCATAGGCATCATAATTCACTACGCCAGCCGGAGAGCCGCAGGTACACCACAGAGTCCAACCACGACTATTGAACACGTGCTTGAACATAAAGTGGTTATCGTATGGGGCACAGTTCACCAATCCGATTTCCATGTTGACAAATATATTTTTACTGCGGTTTACTCTAGTACCATCTTCCTCAAGCAGGACGGTATTCAAGTCACCGTGATGGCGAACTACCTTAATCTGTTTGTTACCAAAAATATTATCCATTCATTCCTACCATCTTGAGCAAATCACACACACGCTGATCGTATGAATGTACAGGGTACCCATCACTGCTAATTTCCCACACACCATCTTTTGCCTGACGACCAATACTGGCAATTGCCTGAGGGGTCTTGAGAAGCATCTCTACCTTGTACACAGCGTCTTCCACAGTATCAAACCCAACATAATCCACACCATCAGTGAAGAACAGTCCCATATCTGGAACATTGTTCACTACCGGGCACATACCCATTGCCATCAGTTCAAACACACGAGCATTCAAATCAAGCTCAGACGAGTAATTGATACCAATGGATGCCTGATTTTGCAGTGTGCGGTACTCATCAAACACAGGACCGTTTTCGTAGATGACAGAGATTCCCTTGGCACGAAGAGCCTGAACCAGCTTGGTACGGTGTGGGTATGCCATCCCAATACATGCGCAATCACTGGTTTTTTCTTCTTGCACTGGGTAGTGTACAGTCGGATCGAACGCATAGGGCAGGAAATAGTCCCCAGGCATCTTGTAGTGGTTGTGCATATTAATGAACATATCTGAAATTGACCGAGCGTGTTGGTAGTGCTGATTCAGACAGTGGGCATCGGTACCGATGGTAATTACCGGGCAGCTAACCCCAGGACGGGAAACCCAGTTACACATGGCATCTACAGCAATAACTAAATCTGGCTTCCAATCCCCCAACTGGAAAGCCACAGATGCAAACGGCACCAACTTATTGCAAGCCTCAAAACCCCCAGTAACGATATCCGGAGATACCGCATACTTGCTCAGAAGATTCATTCCACCACCCCACGGAATAAATGTACCAGTATAGGGGCCGGCCGTCTTCAAATCAATGTCATCACGTCGAAGGAACGCCCTACGCCAATAGGACGCCATCGACAGCGGGTACCACATCGAAAGAAGTAAAACTCGCTTCTTACTCTTTGATCCCCCACTTTTCAGCGAAGAGTTGCTTGTTTCTGTGAGTACGTTCGAGCCGTTCTGCTGTGTATCCATATGTTCCTCCACCTACGTGTGCAATTGTATTTTCAGGTAATACAGATAGCCGGTATCCCTTCTTCAGGGCGGTTGTGCTTATATCCACATCTTCAAAATCAGACGGGCTGTATCTGGTATCAAACCCACCGGATTCTTCCCAAAACTTATTCGTTGCAATCAAAATATGACCATTCATATATGGAAATATTGTGTTACCAAACCGGTTCCATCCCACATCATGAGAGTGGCACTGTGCACCAAGCAAGATATATTCATCTTCTTCAAATCTACCTACAACCAAATCTACAAATTTCGGGTTCAGAATTCTAATGTCATTTGTGAGTAGGGCCACAACATCTCCAGTACACTGAGAGATGGCAAAATTCATTCCACCAATAAACCCAGAATTTTCCTTTGTCTTTACAACTCTAACGGGTAAGGATTTGTCCGCCACAAATAAAGCAAGGCCACGAGAAACTTGAGGGTCGGTGCTGCAATTATCTACTAAAACAATTTCATGGACGTGAGAACAGTAAGCACTCACGTCCATGAGAAGTTTACTGGTGTATGACCAGCCATTGTAAACCAGTATCGCTATGGAAATCTTTGGGCTATTCATACACCGTGTAATCCTACTTTGTAACCGGCTGTGCAGGGGTGACTGGGGTGGGAAGGTTCTTACCAGCGTTGAGCACGTCCTTGATGTAGGCATCCACAATCTCAGTCAGTTTATCCACATCATAGGACAGGCCAAGGCGTTCACACTCGTGAAGCATTACCCCAAGAACGAAGGCAAGCTTCTCTTTGCCGCGCCCACTGCCGAGGTAGAGCGTTTCAGCGACTAGGCAAACTGAATGCACAATAGAAACCAAATACCCTTCCTTGTCTTTCGGAAGTGAGCCGGTACTGGTCAGCTTGTAGATCGCATACATAATACTGGAGCCAACAAGAACTCCGATACCGAACACCGTAAAAATCTGACTATTGAGTTCCAACACGCTAATCTCCTTTTGGGTGCTGTGACCCTGTTTCGTAAATAAGAATATCCAGTTCAGACGCCAGTCGATACTTCAATCTGGTTTGACCGCAGCAGATGTTGGCACGTAAGGCAAGAATTACAGGCAAGGAACTTTCTTCCACCCACCCAAGAGACACGTTATGCTTAGGGGACGTGTACTCACTGGGATTACTGTTCCAATGCCTGATAGCCACTAAACCAACACTATTTTTTACCATTATGTCACTCTCCTAACACGAGTAATATACTACAACCTTCCCAATCATAACATTAATGTATGATTAAAATAAATAGCCCCGTAAGTATCTACGAGGCTATTTATTGGGCTTGTCAAGTTTTACACAATGCGAGCGCAGGTCGTGGAGAGAGAGATCGACGCACGCTTATTATACACCGACTGAGCGCACTTGGCCTTGATAACAAGAGCCGTCTTCGCCCAAATCTGGAAGCTAATAGCGGTGCAGCCGGGGGCCAGATCACGGAAAGCCAGGGGGATCTGAGTAATCTTGTAGACCAGCGGTTCACCATTGTGAGTCATGCGCAGCGGATACAGAGCAGACTGCACAGCGCCTCCACCAACGTTGGTGATCGGGAAGTTCGCATCGGCCACAACCATCAGGCGACCAACACCCGTGTAAACCTCACCAGCGAAGTTGAAGCCGGGGATAATGCGATCCTGCTTGGTGGCGTTGATAACCTGACTACCCTGGAAACCGAGCTGGAAGTAACTGGACAGCATGGCCTGGATCATCTGCGGGTGGCCGAAGATGTGGGTAGGTTTGGCACAACCTTCAGCGAGGAAGGCATCGAATTCATTGGCCGAGAACGTTCCACTAATGCCGGATACCGCATTAGCATGGGCACCATTGGCCGCAGTAACCTGGGTGACAATACCATCGAAGTGCAGGGCGTTCACGCTATCGTCGCCGTTGACCAGCAGGTTGTCCCAGCCGTTCATGACCAGAGTAGCGCCAAGCTGCATTTCCTTGGCCTTCAGATCAGCGATCATACCCAGATAACCGGCACCAGCATCAGAGCCACCGGGCATACCTTCACCAGCCACGAAACCGGGGGCCAGTTTGGTGATACCATACCCAGCGCTCATCGAAGCGACGCTGTGCATAATATCAGAGATGCCGAGGGATTTCTTCGCGCCAATGTTCTTCAAATCGACGTAGGAATTGTCCCCATCGTGGGTATACTCTTCCGGACAGCCGTAGTCGGCAAAGCCGATGTACGAGCCGCTGACGGTGAAGTTCAGTTCGTTCAGTTCACGCCAGGTGTAGGTTTTCAGCCCGGTCATGATTTCAGGAATGGCCCGCCAGGTGTTGAGTTCCTCGCACATCGTAACCAGTTCCGTGGTATCCAACGGATTCGGGAACTGAGCAGCGAAGTCAGCGGGGAGTCCAGCATTCGCAATAACGGGATCGGCGGCGCGGCTAACAAAAGCCTGCTCATTAGGGGCATCAGCGCCAAGGTTCAGTACAACTTCAGCATTAGGCATGGTATATCTCCTTGATTGATCTTCGCGCCGCCAATTGGCTTAACCGCTGTTTGAATGGTTTAGTGAACAGAGCGTGCAGCTAATTCCTTGATAGACATGGGTTTCTGCATACTAGACTGGGCGGTAGGGATTGTAGATCGCTCAACCTGGATACCACGGGGAGCAGGCACATCTTCGGAAGCTGTCTTCTTTCCAACCGTAGCGGCCTGGGATTTCAGAATGGTAATTTCAGTGGAGATGCCCTCAACACGCGTCAGAAGATTCTCAATCGAGGTCTTCATGGCAACCACGGCCTTGTACATATCAGCCATCTCCGTTGAAGTAACCGCATCCGATTTCTGGGCGGTGAATTCGTCCTGAACAGACTTGGCTACAAGTTCAAAGTCACTCTGCAACTCAGGCAGCGCCTGTTCAGCTGGGAGTGATTTCAGTTCAAGAATGTGGGCGCGAAGTTTATCAATGGCAATATCGAAACTAGACTTTGCCACCTGCATCTCAGGTTCCTTTGCAGGAACGGCCGCAGACTTCTCTTCTTCTTTCGCAGCACAAGCCTTACAGGTGCACCCATCCTTGCCGGTACATTCGTCTTCCTTGCTGGGGTCGGCCTTTTCAACGATCAAGTCGCTATTGCCAGCTTCAGGCAACTCAGTCTTATTCACTTCGAGTTCCTGAGCAAGAGCCTTCCCAACAATGGATTCCGCATCCTCTTCACGAGTGGTAATATCAGTGTCAGATTTCGCCATTAGTACCTCTGTGTTCGTTCTGGGGTTCATCGGTTTGCGTGTTAATGCAAAGTGAACCAATTGACCTTTTAGGTAAACTTTATTGCCTACCTTATTCTCACACATAGGGCACCGTTTTTCAAGGGTAGTCCGCTCAAAAACATAGTCACCATGACTATGTGCTAAGTCAATAAACCCAATCGATACCCGGATCTTTTCCTTGTACGGAGACGTGCCGTCTATGTCAGATTTCAGAGCCTGAAACACTGCCCTACCTAGTTCCGTATCTCTACATACAGCGGTGGCTTTCAGACAATTACCATCTACATAAACTTTCTCAGTGTCGGCGGGAATGTTCCTACCAGCAACCCCAGATTTGATATGAGAGATTGAGACATACGGCATCCCACCATCCCACCCGGATTTCTCATGTAGGAATGATTTGAACTGAACAGGTACTTCCGCCTTATTCTCGATACGAGACATAAAATCATAGAACAACTCGAGGGACATGCTATCACTAGCCAAGTCGGGCTTAGTATCTGACCCTACCAACCTAAAACGCATGGTCCTGGTAGTGGGATCATAACTGGCCTTGGTAATAGCCATTGATTGTTCTACGATAGCTTCAGGTACTGGTGACTGTCCCATACTCTCCTACAAGTCAAAGTTTCCGTATTTCAGTTTTAGTCCCAAGAAAAATATGTGGGAGAAGAAGGAAAACATTGCCGCTACTGCGGCCTCACTTACCACAGGAACATAGATTACAAAGTTTGGTGTGGAAACCCCATAGAAACAGCAAAGGGCGAAATATACCCAACACCCCAAACACAGATCGCAAGCAACCAAACCACCAAAGTACCCAACCACATCTTCACGATCTTTTAGTTTGGACAGGCGTTGGGATGGCGGTAGAACCATAATCAAGTATGTTAGCAGACGCCCTACCGCCAATACCCACACCCACGTAATCACGGCCTACTTCACCAGGACGTGAACCACGAAGAAACCGGATTTGGTGATATCGCTAACGGTGGTACTGACAAGGGTATAACCCTGTTCCAGATACCCACTGACAACTCCCTCGGCCTCGGCAGGGGAAAGGCCACCCGTACCGGGGTCAACCGTAATAGGGAACTGGAGGTATTTGATCGCACTTTTAGTAGCAGGCATTAGACATTCTCCTTATTTGTTTCAATAGATGTTTCCACAATTTCATCAAACAAGTTACGAACGTTGTCTGTAACTGTGGTCAGTAAAGTATCATACACAACAGCGTCACTAAAATCAACCCCAACGTTGTCGGCTAGCAGCGTATCTTTCAGAGTAAGGAGGATAATTTTCTCAATTACCTTCTCTGCAACCATAAGAGACTTTTCTTCCACGCCTTCCACCTGCAACCACCCATCTGCTGTAACTTCTCCAGGGTTAAGATTCTCCTCGACTGCCTTTCGTGCATCATGAAGGTTGTCCTCACCATAGATACTGCGCAGAGCAATGAAGTCATCTATAGTTTCAGCTAAAATTTTGGAGACTACTGCCTTTACAACCTCGAAGTTGGTCCTATCAACAAAGGACTTACGAACTTCACCCTGCCCGCCCATTGAAGGGGCTACTGGATGTCCAAGCACATTTCCAGTCTTTACTCCCGTGGATGTTTCTGGCGTAGCCTGTGTACCGTCGTCAGGTATATCCTCTGGCATGGAGATAGTGAACATGCCATCAGCAATAAGCTGCTGACGCCCTTCCTTTGCAGTAATCATGCCAGTATCTTTATAAATCTTGAACGCAGTAGCATTAGCAAGGCGAGCACGGCCAAGAGCAATATTGACCTCATCGTCGTAATCGATCCAGTTGAACTGAAGCATGGGGGGTAGAATCTGCTCAAAGTAGAACTTGAGCTTTTTCTTCAGTCGAGCAAATCCAGTCTTACGAGTTTTGCGCTCACTACGGATTGTACCTGCCAACGTTTCCCCGCCATTCGATGTAGTAGAGATACCAATGTCAGACAGGGACATACCATATGCAGCAGCCACCAAACCGGCGTACTTTAGGGTGATGCGGTCAAACATAATATCATTCGGAACCTTACCGAATGGAACAAACTTTATCTCATTCTGGTGCTCGTACAGAACGGGGATCTTAAAGCTGGCATTCCCACCATTGGCTAAAAGATCGCGGTAGGCATCCACCCACTCCAAGGCGCTGTCCTTCTCCATGTCACCCAGGTCAAGAATACCGGTGGTGGGAATATCCAGCAGCAGGTTGGCATAGTACACATCACCACGAGCCAGCATATTGAGGGCGAGGAAGATAGTTTCAGGAGGGGCAATACCCCACCCCTTATACTCTATACGCGGGCGCGGGCGCATATACACGCGAGAGATGGCGTGTTTCGGGAAAGCAATCTGCTGACCAAGGTAATACTGAACCACCGGAAATTCATGATTCAGTGTTGGGTAGAGAGTGCCAGCATCAAGCGGTTCGATCCACATAACACGCCCGTTTTCACTGTCACCCTTACGGCCAATCTCAGCCGCCCCACCAAATGGGGTATCAAGCAAATCACCGGCTATCCACTCAACGTGGGAGGTGTAGTCCAGTGCTGACCCGTAACCGGACCGCTCAAGCAGTCGGGTATAGTGATTGATTGTGCCAGCCAACTCATCCTGTAACTTGGAATCACGAACAGTTATCTTCCAATCCAGAGAGAGGATGGAAGAAATCAATGTGTCCCTACAAGTCGTAGCCACGGGCTGTGCCCCAACAATGTTACGCCAAGCATTGGCATCCACATTGGGGGGCTGATTGAAGCCAGGGGTGAAACGAGCTAAATAGGCATCACTAATATCAAGGCTACGCTGCCCCGGATTTTTGGTACTAGAAATGTTTACGATTTCTGGCATGGCAACTCCTGTAAGTCATATAAGGAGTATTTTACATTGACACAGTGTCAATATCTACCCCAGCACATTTTTATCTCGTCAGGGCTACAAACGGAACCCTACTCCACCGCTTGAAGATGGGCGATAACCAGCGAATGGCCCCACTCGCTGAAGTCACTCTATCATCATGAAGCATGATTGTGAAATCGTCCACCTGTTCCGTAAACTGTTTATTCCAGAACTCATTCTCAATCATGTACATATTACCAGAATTGGCATAACCAAACCAAGTATATGCTTCCTGAACCCGATCCGTTGGTAGTTGTCGCTCAACCTTGTAATATTTCAACTCTGGATACTTGGGATTATCTCGGAAGAATAACTCGATTTCTGCACACTGATTCTTTCCACCAGACCCAGGCTCTTGTTCGATAACCACTGTAACGTTAGGACCATCCTTGACGGCAGTCTCAGCGATAATATCTTTCAGTTTGTCCCATGACCACCACCCTCCCACCTGATCCATAATGCAATACTTTGGATCGCGCTCGTCAGACACGAGAACCCGAGTACCTACCGCCTCGTCTGGATCATTCAACTTTCCATTCTTTTGTTTCTTCTCGGTACCAGCCATGTCCCAATACCTGCATTGCTTCCCCCACTTCCACCCTTCCGGGACATCAGTGACTTTCTGTATCTTGGAACTATCACCGATTCGCCCACCGTCCTCCACAAAGTTACCATTCAACTCACGCTCACGGAGTCCACCAGAATGGTAGGTAGCTAACAGGGTGGCGTAAAACATCGGATCAAGATTATCCGAATTCTCCTGAGTGGAAAGATGGAAAGTCTGAACAAAGTCATCCACATCCTGACCCAGCAGGCCAAATGCGTCAATGGCATCCTGCGGAATTTCTTTTTCGATGAAGAATTTGTAAGACCAGTGGGATGGCGGTTTGGCGGTTTGGGTACACCATGCCTGGGGATTGTTTCCAATACGAATGGATGGAATGATGAGTTTCCAGGCCATGCCCGTCTCATCTCTACCACTCTCGTCATACCATACCCAGTTCAGGTTAGGGCCACGAGCGCTGTCCGGATCTTTCAACCCTTTGCAGTATACGCGGGCACCATTCAGAAACACCATAACAAACGGTTTAGTTGGTTGCCACGCCTCACTCTCACGATTACGTTGAGATGGAACTACCATCTCCCAAGGTATCCACTCTTTGAATTCCGGCCATGTAGAAAGACAGAAGTTTTCAAAGTCAGGATTGATGACCGCCCCATTCTGTCCTTGCCTGATTTTCTTTATAGCTTTTTGAGCGCCTGAACAACTTTTTCCGCTACCCCGACCCCCATAGAACATGGCAAATTTTGCTTCAGACTTTACGAATGCTTCCTGCTCAGGTTTGGGGTTGTATCTACGTCCCCTCCGAGAAAGAAAGTAGCCACGCTCATCAATGGGCCACTCAAGTGCCCGTTGTGCCATGGCTTCTTTTGGTATCTCAGGTATCTTGATACCTCGTGCTTGTAACTCTCCAGCTACAAGCACGAGCATTTTCTTTTCTTCAGCGCTAAGTGGTTTTATCGTCGCTAGGGGCATTATCCAACTCCTCAGATTCTGCCGTTACTATATCATCACCATCTTCAGGATTCAATCCTTTCGTGCGGGCCAGAAGTCTGTTCATAGTCTTTTGAAGGTCATCGTCTGACATACTAAATACTTGAGTCAGAGCAACCTCCATACCAGTGGATTTCTTTTCCTCTTCAAATGCCTTGAATGCAGCGGAGACGGCGGACGCAGAGCTATCAAACCCAGTATCACGAAGATACTCAAATGCCATTTCACCAATCTGCTGGGCGCGTTCTGCATGACGTTTCATCATCTTCATGCGGATGTTTACAAGTTCACGATCAGTCTTTTGCTGCACCTCAGCCTGGATAGCCAGGTCGCGTGATTCCCAAGCATATCGAGATTTCCATGCTGACAGTGTGCTCGGTTCTGGCTTATTGCCTTCCTCATCTGGATCGATCATCGTATACAGTACACCCATGTTTGGCTTGTTGTTCATCTGCCAAACTGCGAATACTGATTCTACGTACAGGGGGCTATACTCGTTATTGAATCTAGACTTCGGCATCTTTACCCCAATTCAGATACTCTTCGTATCTACCAATGGATGTGAGGTATTTTTTGATTATCTCAGTCCATTCAGCGATATTCTTCTTTGATGCCCCCAGATTGTGATATTCAATATGACAGTAGTAGCAGATAGCAGTGCGGTTCTGCATACGTAGTGTGTGGGTTCCACGGCTACGAGGTTCTAACTCATGAACCGTGGAGTACCCACGACGACACTTTGGACACCGGCCGTTGAATATTTCTACAACTTCATCAACGGATGGATAACGCATACTGTTTTGCGATTCCTTCAAGATCATGTTGGCGAATCCATTTCAGATAACCAGCCGAGGTAAAGACTCGCATGGCATGGGCGATAAGTTCCAGATTCCACATATCCCGGGTAAGAACCTCACCAGAGGCGGCACGGGATTTCCGCTCAAGTTCAAAGCTTTCCTCTGGATGGCGGCAGCACCAGCGCCATACGGCCATCGCAATAGCCGGGCGGCTAATCTCCCGCCCTGTACGTGGGCTACGAATACCCTCGGTGGTAAGTTTGGCCTGCACACGTGCAAGGGTTTTCAGTTCAAGCCACAGACGGTTACAATACTCACCGTCCAGAACTCGTATATCACTGGGTAACTTTCCTTTGGTCATTCTTACTTCCTTTCCTCATCTTGAATAGCAATGTCGATATAGTATTGAGCCTTTTTCAGATCCTCAAGTCTGGTGGATGTTGACTTATATCCAGCACGCCACACGTACTTGATTACATTTCCTAGAACGAAATCAAAGTGCTTTACAACTTCCATGCACTCAATTCCGAACCAGTTATAGTGGGTTGGGTGCTCTATGTTATTTCCCATCTTTCACGTCCACGCGATCAATACTGTCTTGCACGGTAAATCCATTCGGATACCTGGTCTGAAGTTTCGTGATATTTTCGACCATTACTTCCCCAAGATCAATACCACAAGCGGTACAAATACAAGCCAGATACCAACACACGTCACCAAGTTCCTTACGAAGAGGTGCAAGGTCGAAATTACCATCAAGATGGAAAATCCCCTTTTTCACAACCTCTGCCACCTCTCCCGCCTCACCACATAGCCCGATGGTACCAACAATCAGGGAGATTTCCTCGGGGGAGACGTCAAAATTTTCGTAACTACGCATGGTACGAGCGGCCATGGTTTGATAAAGTTCAGCGGTCATCGGCATAGCATTTCTCCTTATGTTGCTATTGTATCAAAGTGACAGAATTATGTCAAGTGACTTAATGTGGTTTGCTGCTCCACACACTCATCTTCGAGCACATTTGACAGAACACCACCACATGAGGTGTGTTAGGTGAGTGGGTACAGAGATGCTCTGTTTCCTTACGACAGATTGGGCAATACTGTAAGCTGATCCAGTTATCCAGAAGTGTGCGCCTTCTCCCAGAATCCGCTGTACTCAAGTTCAAATTGTTCATTGTCTAACTCCTCGTCACACTCATTAAGTCTCACAAGTTGAGTACCAAAACCTTGGTGCCGCACTCTGGTACCGTATTTGGCACATACGTGGGGTTCATCACCTGCCTGCTCGTCTTCTTTCGGGTGCAGGAACTTGCAATACCGATTACAAAACTTCGGACTGTTCTTCATAGTTCGATCCTCCACACAAGAGTAATACTACATCCATAGTGGAATTCTACTATTAGAGTTAGATGAAAATAAGGTGTGCGCCAGTCGGCGCGTTTACACCGTGTAAATTGTGTGTTCCAGGGGGGAAGAGCAGAAATACTTTTTTGTGCGCTTAATACTTAATTAACTATTAAATACTTAATATATCTATTAATACTTAAATTAACTACTTAATGTTAATTAATAGATAACTTCCTTTCGTTTTCACGAACTCGATTTTATTTACAAATTCGATTTCTGCATAGGGTTAAAATCCCATTCTTAGAAAACACTAATGTGCTGATGTTTTTCTGTGGTAAGATTCTTGTAAGGAGAATTACTATGTCACGGTCTTACGTTGAAGAAGGTAACGGAATTTACGTAGCCACACACAGAGTATCTAGGTACGAATTTGTAGTGGGCATGGATACTGATTTATATTGGGAGACTATAAAACGCAGGCTGAAAAGCACTGTAGGGGATGTAATTGTCAGTAAGGTGCTGGAATATTCACCTGTTACTGTGTTCTGTGAATACGTACAGTGGGATGACTATACTTCTGATAATCCAATTGGGGATATTTTTCTCCAACTCAGAGTAAGGCTCTACAAAGTTAATACTGTTGATATTGTCATTCCTAAATTTGATGTTAGTTTTGAGATGCCATACGATGCTGAGAGAAAGCCACGTAAGCTGTGCACAGCTTGTGGTAATGTATGGATTCAGAGTTCTCGTGGCGGGTGCAACTCCTGTGGTGCTCCTGCAAGTTGGACATTCTAATCATTCTCTCATAAACTATGTCACTCTTAGGTACTATACTTGTGAAAATAAAAAATTGTTAGGAGAGAGTTATGGATAAGAATAGAAATCAATTAGTGATTCAGTTGTCTATGTGGATGTTGCGCCTGATTGTGTTAATGGCTGTGGCCCCATATGTGATACACGTTGGTGACGCGGTTGGGTTTTTTCTTGCAATAATTGACTTTATCGCGTGCTTGGTGTGCGCTTTATACATTTCCGCATACGCGTATCTTTTGACTTCGAGGTGATTTGTGAAAGAATCAAATATTTTCGACCAGATCAACTCCATTATTCGTAACGTTGAGGGCAGTATTGTAAACTTGCTCTCTGGTATTGTGCCGTGGTTTGCCCCCATTCCTGCGGCCTATATGAGCTATGTTCACATGACCAAGTTACTCGAATTTCCATCTCTGGTGGCTGGGCCTGTGGCCGCCGTGATCGAGGTACTTGGATTTGCTACGGTATCTACCATCCTGTCATTCTGGTCCTACAATAAGCGTTACTCGGATGAGAAGAAGCAGGCCCCTGTAGGGTTAGTTGTTTTCGCCTTTGTGTTCTACCTGGGCATTGTTCTGGTCATGAATGTGATTATCGAGGCCACGGTTGGTACTGAGATGTTTAAGGGAGCAGTTATTGTTGTACGTGCTCTTCTGACTCTCATGAGTATCCCTGCCGCTCTGGTGCTGGCTGTTCGTACCCAACATCAGGAAGTTCTGAATGATGGAGAAGAACAGAAGCGTGTCCGTGCTTTCAAAAAGCAGTATGGTGATCGATGGTTTGAGGTGATGTATGGCGCAAAACCTGAAAGTGGAAACTTTCCGAAACTTTCAGAAACTTTCAATTCTAGCTGGCGTACAGCCAGAAAATCAATGAGTGAGGAAGATGTACAGTTTATTGCAACTGCTCCAGTAGCAGATATTATGACTAAGTTCGGTATACGAGTTGAGCGTACTGCGTACAATTGGCAAGAGTATGCCAAGCGTGAACTCAGCTAATTACACCGTGTAAGGAGAAAAATGAGCAAGAATCTGTTTAGTGAACTGGATTGGCCGAACGTTCTTCGCAGGGCTTCCCTTCTGGCTGCTCTGGCCCTTCTGGCAGTTTCATACTTTGGTTTCAACTCTGGTCTGGGATTCAAGGGAGGTCTGCTGGTTTCGTCTATGATTTGGTTTGGTTTCACTATCATCCAATTCATAGGCAACTACACCGAGAATCAGACTGACTGGGTTTTCTTCATGGTGTGGCTCTTCACCTATCTGGTCGGTATTGGTGCAGGTGCCTGGGCTGCATATGGTTGGATTGACGTAGAGAATGAGTGGATTCGTTGGGTGTGTGCTTTTGGTCTGGGTGGGGCGGCTGAACTTGTGCCGGAGCGTCTGTTCTCCATGTTTGTTACCAGCATGAAGCCGTCAGGGTATCGTGCTCCCCGTCCAGCTGTTACTCAGAGTAGCCAGCCCACCCGCACGTCAAGTCTTTTTGATGAGCACCAGTCGGCCCCTAAGCCGGTAAGCAAGGATATCCAGAATTCACGCTCTGGTGGATTTACTCCTCGCCCTGAGCGTCCCACACCTCCCAAGGAAGGGAGTAGGGATACTTCCAGCGTTGCTCGTTCTGAAGAATACTTCCGGGGCCTTCACTAATGCCTAACGGGATACACCACGACAATGTTCATAAAGCAGGATGGGCTGTAATAGGCCCATCCTCTTTATTTGCCATACTGATAAACCCATACATTGGATTTGGGATGATAGCGGGATATGCACTTGGCAGGTACTTAAATCCGGATGCTGACTTGGTTGGGATATCCTATGCTGAAGGGATGGCTCTGAGACACTTCAGTGTTCTTGGTTGGGTATGGGTAGGATACTGGACACCATATGGAGCGGCATTTAAAAGATTGCATCGGTCAGTATGGACTCACTTCCCATTCTTATCCACTATCATACGGTACATCTATCTTCTGTGGTGGCTACCGTTGGTAGATATCAAGTGGACTGGGGAGTTTATGGCCTTCATCATCTCCATGTGGTTTGCGACATCTCTATCTGATATGGGTCATTACGTCTCTGACAAGTGGGAAAAGTTCTTTAGCAAAATATCTGGAACTTCTAACCAATCTATAAGTAAATCCAGTAATAATCAGAGGGATAATAGGAAAAATACAGGAAGAAAAAGGAAAAATAATAATGAACGTAGAATGGGCAATAGAACCTCCTACCACAGATCCTAACTCTGGAATGAGCAAACAGTGTATTGTGCTTACCAACAGAGGCTATTACAACACCGGATATTACTCATCCCGCTCTGGTATGTGGTATCTGGACGGCCCAACCATACGTGGAGAACGGGTAATACGCTGGATGAGTGGGGTATGTATAGATGGGAAATAGTACGGATTTTGACCTGTAAGGGGGACATTCAAAGAACGGGGGAATGGTAAATGAAAATTTCTACCAACGGTCGAGTGTAAAAACTGGATTTGCTGCGTTCCCATATCCGCCCGACGTCCGCCGTGTGTGCTGTCTAGAGTACCCCTGTATGGCCACAGGAACGCCTGTAAGACGTCCAATACTGCGCATGGGTATAACGCTATGGTAGTGACGTAGTGACAATGGAGAAGTGGGGAATGGGGGGAGCTGGTCTAGGTTTATGAACTGGTGAACGAATGTAGATCAGCGACAACCCGGGTAAACAGGTAAACGAGTTTTCAAAATTGCCTTGATTTACTCTTGACACATTGTCACTAAGTGACTAAACTCAGTCCCGTTCGACCAAGGCAGAGAATGTAGGCCAGCGAACAGATTGGAGATAGATCATAGAACGGTAATTAGGGGGGAAAGGTGGTACGCCTAACACCAGAGTTAGGTGATTGACATTCCGCATGATTAGCAAAAAGTACATCCCAGTACAGGATTGTACGCAATGAGTAACCAATAACCCGTTAGGTATAATGTAAACTTTTATCCCTGATAATAAAAGCGATTGGGAACGGGTAGGGAATGAATGTAAGAGAATAGGCGCTACTATGCCGCGATAACATTCCCTGTAAGCAGTCTCAAAGTGTATGAGAACTGGTACGGCTGGAAACAACTAATCTGAAAATACTTAGTGTGCAGGGACATCCCTTAGTGAAGAAATCCTAAGCGGCTCTGAGTCCTACGTCTTTCATCCCTTGCAAGTGTTGACTTCCTTGCGTAAGGTGCGAGCCGCATAGCAAAGCGGCATCGGCTGAATACATCGCGCTAGTAATGACAGGTATCACTGGTAACTGTCAGGAACGCGCAGGGTAACGTGAGACAAATACTAAGTAATGCGGGCTATGGTGGCAAGTGAAATGTCTAGATCATGGTACGTTTGACATGATCTAGGCATTTTTGGCACACTTGCAATGGCATAAGAAATACGCGCTTCCTGATAAGTAACGGCAGATACGGTATGTCCCCCCATGCTAGTTATGGGTGGTTGTTATCTGTGCATAGTATGCATTCTTATGTCTGATTATCTCTTTTCTCTTGTCCAGTGGGTGGGGATGGGAGATAACACTATGGCAATGCAGATGACAGTACATGTGATCTTTTCATCTGTCACGCTACATCATTACACATGGCATGGGTGAATACTAGCTACACCCCTGCCATTATAGCCAAGGGTGAATTGCGCCTATCGATCTTATCAACACTAAGTAACATACCTATAGGAATCAGCCATGAAAACCGTCAAAGTAACGTATAACCGCTTTTTGTACCTTGGGTTCTTCGTGTCAGTGTACCGGCACCAAGAGGATAACCGTGTCTGGTTTGAAACGTATGTCGAGGCTGTCAGCCTCAACGATGACGGGAACTACGTCATTCAGCCCGTTACCCCGGAACCGGTGAACGTTACTGCGACTGTAAGCAGGCGCGACTCCAAGGCGCAGTGCGATCTGTCCATGTGCTCTCTGGCTACCGGGATCACGTGGATTGACATGAACCTCAAGTAGTCACCCTTGAAGCTAAGGTGCCCCATACCTACTTGAAATGGGTCTGGTCCTTGTATTACAATGCAGGCGCATACTACCCATTTGAGATGCGCTTGATGCTCTCCAGCCTCTAACAGGTTTCCGAGGGAGAGATGCGCCTGCTATATAGATGGTTTGCCAGGGGCCATTTGTAACCCCTGGCAGGCTATCAAAAGGGTATAGGCTTTCCATACCATATAGCCTACACCCTTTTGATAGCCTTACGTTACCGGCTATAGAAGGAAGGAGATTATCATGATTGCAGATTGCTTGACGAAAAAGACTCGTGCAAAATCCCTGTCAGTTAGAGGGCGCAAGTCGTTTGTTGATTGGGCGGCCCTGCCGCCCGGAGAGTTCCGTGATGATGAAGTGAAGAATGTTCCCCTCCCCAAAGCAACGCTGGCCGGACATGAGCGTCCCGCCCGCAGAACAAAGTCATGGGGAAGCGGTTCCCGCTTTATTAAGCGGGATTTGGAGAAGGCCAAGTTCTATGCTGACTGATGTTGCAATCGCCATCATCACGGGCTTCGGCCCACTTGTGTTGTTCTACGCATTGTTCCGTTGGATGTTGGCTACTCAATCCCCCGAAGTGGGGGAAAAGGTGGCCGAACAAATCATCAATCGCTGGGTTGATAAAGCCCGCGAAGAGAGGAGATAACATGAAGTGGTTCATCGTTCTGGTCGCATTGGTTATTATCGTGGCGATCGTTATCGCCCTGTTCCCGCAGGGCAATACCGTCACGACGAATGGCGGTCTGGTCGAATTCTTGACCGGACGCTAGGTCTAGCTCTATCCCACCCATCCTATCCTACCATCATAGTTGTTCAATCCACCCGCCAAGGGTGGATAAGGAGAAAAATCATGAAAAACACCAAGATCGAAACGCTCAAGGCTCAGAAAGACGCCCTGGAGCAGAAGCTCGCCGCCATGAACGCCAAGATCGCCGCCGCTGAAACGGCTACCAAGAAGGTGGAAATCAAGGTCAGCGCCGATGTTCGCAAGAAGCTCGTCGGGCTGATTGAGGCCGACGCCAACCGCACTTCGGTGCGCGAAAATGGATACAAATGGCCATGCTTCATGGCCTCAAAGGTGTTCTACGCTGCCCGAAGCGCGGGCAAACCGATCGATCCGGCGGCCATGTCGGATGGCACCGCGCTGGCTCTGGCCAAGGCTTATGGCCTTATGAAGTAGGTCGGAATTGTGACGGCAGGGCAGGATAAAATGCCCCCTGCCGTTAGCCCCGCACAGACCAGCCGCCAAGTGGCCGGGGTGGGTCGCGCTAATGGGTCTGTCTAGCAACAAAAGGAGGATATATGCGTTGATTAGCTTGTTCTGCCTTGCATGGGGCAGTGGAAACAATGCACAAGGCACGGGAATAGCCCTGGAAAATCCCAAATTTATAACCCGCGCTAGGGTCATAACTGCGCGGGATTAGAAATGTAATCACGGGCAGTATTGGGAGTTCAAAAGCTCCACATTCCATTTCGAGGGTGGATACTGTCTCTAGGCAGTTGGTGTGGTCTACCTTAGACCTTAAACCGTTGGGGGACGGCCCCATAAAAACAACGGCCAACCGTCTCTAATAAACTACTCATGTTGATTGCACATCTACATGAGTAGAATTGTACATAATAAAGGAGATTATCATGAATACTGACGTAGTAATCGTTACCCGCCACGAAACTTTGGTTAAGTGGCTTAATAATCATGGAATTTTTGGTCCTGTCTTCGCTCAGGTAACGGAGCAGGATATTCGTGGGAAAGATGTTTACGGCATCCTCCCTATGTGGTTGGCCGCACACGCCAACAGCGTAACCGAAGTTAGTATGCCTGGGCTTCCTCTTGAAGCCCGTGGGAGAGTGAATGGCGGTGATTACACCGTCGAGCAGATGGATGAATGGGGAGCAACCCTCAAAACATTTGCGATCTTCTCGAAAGATGAGCTTGACCGAGCAGTTCCGGGTGGAAATTGCCATCTGGAGCAGTCTAAATGGGGTGCCATTCGTGGAATTTTGTGGTAGGAGGAGTGAGTATGTCAGACTACGACGAAGAAGATGCCAAAAAAAGAGCTAGTATTATTGTTCGTGCTTGCCAGCTTTGCAAGGGCAAGTGGCTGGAGGTCGGTGCGGCTGTTGGCACGAGCGATGACCCAACTACGTACGAACTCAACAACCTCACTGACAGCGAGGCATTACTGGAGTGGGGCGGTGTAAGAAGGGTGGTTGATCGTAATACGGTGTTTGATGTGAATATTGCGTGCAATATTGCAATGCTCTTATATCACACAGACTTCACGGAAGAGCAGGTGATAGATATGATATCTGCGCGAACTGATTAACTCCACTGATGTGGAGATATTATATTCAATAAGGAGAATTGAAAATGTTGGTTGCCTTGATTGCCAAGATTGAAAAGAAAATGGCTGGAATGCTTCATACCCCGGCCAACTACGCCAAAGTGTTGGCGCAGTTATCGGTATCGGAGTTGGACACCATTTTGGTGGGGGTACCGGAGAACCCCACCTTAGTGGACGATGGCCTGTTGACTGCCATCGAAGTCCTCACCCCTCTGTGGGAGAAGGGAGGTGTTTGGTCCACGTTCTAGTGGGCTAATCAACTTCTAATATTTTACAGTTGTGATCGGGTTATCATAGTGATGTAACTGGATACCGTCAGGACGAAGACGAGTACCAGAACAAGTAATAAATTACACGGTGTAAGAGATTACACCGTGTAACTCAGCCCTATAGCTCAATGGTTAGAGCGTCATCCTTATAAGGTGCGGGTTGTGGGTTCGACTCCCACTAGGGCTACAAAGAACACATTATTGAAGGAGGTGATATGAAGTACCGATCAGTAATGAACCACACTGACAGTAGTGCTCAATACAAACGAGCACGGAAGAGAGTTCTTGAAGACGAAGGGCATATCAAGTGTGGCTTCTGTGCATATCACAGAGGTGATAACGGAATTCGTTTGCAAAGATCGTGGAAAAGGTACCGTAAAAATCGTTGGAGGAGTGTGAAATGAAAATCAGACAGGCTCAATTGTTGTTGTTTATTATGCTTATGTTCCAAATTGGGATGTTGGTGAGGAATATCTGTGTTCTGATTTTGTATGCTCTTGGAATTGTGAGTGCAGATATGATAATGATAGTGTCTTCCATCAGTGTTGGGTCAGTTGCTATTGTCAGCATGGTTTATTACCTATCCAAGTAACATCATTCAAACAAAGGAGAGAAGACATGGATTTTATTGAGTTTCAAGGGTTGTTCTCCAAACAATCGGAGAAAGTGCTCCGTTTAGGGGCAGAGTTCGACAACCTGTATGTGCTGGACATTCAACCGGACCTGCTTTGGGAAACCTATTTGGAGAGCTTCCCCCCGCAGTTCAATCAGGTTTTCAGAGAGCGCCGTGCGCACGATTGCTCGACCTGCCGTCATGTCGTCAAGGCAGTTGGCGCACTGGTAGCCATTGACGATATGTTCAACGTCGTCAGTGTGTGGGACTTCGACCCCGACGATGACGAGTATCAGCCGGTGGTTTACGCTATGCGTAAACTGCTGGACAAGGAGATTGATCGGGTGTTCTTGTCGAAGGTAACAAACATCGGAACCCGTGCCAACATCGAGGAGTTGGATAACGGGGATTTGCTGGAGTGGAACCACTTGCACATTGACATCCCGCACAGGTATGTGACGCAGGATGTGGGCGCTGAGATGGAAAAGAAGCGCGCATTGAAACACGTATTCGGCCGGTCGCTCAGTGAGATTGGCCCGGAGGCAGTACAGACCACTCTCGACCTGATTGAAGAAGGCAACCTCATCCGGGGGGATGAGTGGAAGGGGCCGCTCACTCACTTCCAAACATTGCAGAATGAATACCTGCAACTGAGTGAACGGAAGAAGGGCCGCTTCGTGTGGCGTGTGTCGGCGTCAGTCGGCCCCGCCATTGCCAAGATTCGGAACCACTCAATCGGTACTCTCCTGACTGATCTGTCGGATGGGTTGGATGTTGAGCAGGCCATTCGCAAATGGGAATCAGTGATGGCCCCGGCCAATTACAAGAGGCCGAAGGCAGTATTCACTGCCCGCATGGTTGAGCAGGCCAAGCAGGTGGTGGCTGAGCTGGGTCTGGAGGATAGCCTGTATCGCAGGTTCGCTATCCTGTCCGATCTGACAATCAACAACGTGTTATGGGCGAACCGCAACGCCAATAAGGGCGGCGGCAGGCTGTCCATGTTCGATGAACTGAAGGATACTGTGCCGGTAAACATGGCACAGGTCGAACGTGCCCCTGCCATGGGCATTGACGAGTTCATGGAACGGTTGGATGAAGTGAAGAGCCTTGAGCTTCTCTTCACATCTCAACACCAGGGCAGTCTGGTGTCGTTGATTGCACCGGAATATCCGGATGCTGCCCCCCTGTTCAAATGGGGGAACAACTTCTCGTGGGCATATAACGGGAATATCACGGACTCGGACATTCGCCGCTCTGTGCAGGAACGCGGAGGTCGAGTAGATGGTGTGTTTCGTTTCTCCCATTCGTGGAACCACCCCGGTCGGCGTAACAGTTCACTGATGGACCTTCACGTATTCATGCCGTCAGCCACAGTGCGAGAAGGAAACGAAATCAGTGACCACTATGGTCACGGGCGTCGCATTGGTTGGAATAGCAGGAATGACCCACTGTCCCAGGGTATCCAGGATGTGGACTATACAGATGAGGCTCCGGATGGTTATATCCCGGTGGAGAATATAACCTTCCCGTCGTTGGAACGTATGCCCGAAGGAACGTATGTGTGTAAGGTCCATAACTGGCGCTTCCGTGCCCCTACCACTGGAGGATTTCGTGCGGAGATTGAGTTCGGTGGTCAGGTATTTCAGTATGACTACCCCGAACCTCTGAAGGTTAAGGAATGGGTCACGGTTGCGACTGTGAAATTTGAGGACAACAAGTTCTCTATCAAACACTTTCTCCAGCCGTCCAATATGTCGAGTGTGAAGGTGTGGGGTATCAACACAAATCAATTCCATCCGGTGAGTACAGTGATGTACTCACCCAATCACTGGGATGGGCAGGGCGTTGGTAACCGGCACTACATCTTCAACCTGCTTGGGTGTATCAATGATGGCCAGCCGAACGGATTCTTCAATGAGTTTCTTCGGGATGATTTCCTCCAGCATCGAAAGGTGTTTGAGGCGCTCGGCGGCAAGATGAAGGTGGCCCCGTCCACCGATCAAGTATCCGGCCTGGGTTTCAGTTCGACCCAGCGTAACAGTGTGATTGCACGGGTGAATGGAAAGTCACTCGTCAAGATCGTATTCTAATTCATTCAGAAAGACAGACAAAGGAGAAATAAAATGAGCGACAATATCTTTGAAATGGCTACTCGTGGTAAGTTGCGCTTCCAGTACAAGGGGTTCGTTTCCACGGAAGACCTGTGGGATCTGAACCCGCATCAGTTGAACGAGGTGTTCAAGAATATCCAGGCTGCTCAGGCGAAGTTGGCCGGGGCCAGCCTGCTGAATGACCTGTCTCCGGAGCAGAAAGAGCTTGCTCTGATGGAAGAAATCGTTCGCCACATCTTCCAGGTGAAGATGGAAGAGAAGGAACGCCGCGAGCAGGAGGCTACGGAGCGCCAGCGCAAGGCGCGCATCAAGGAAATCCTTGCCCGTAAGGGTGAGGAAGCCCTGAATAATCTGTCGGAAGAAGAACTCCGGAAGATGCTGGAAGAATAACGGGCAGTGGATGGGCATTAGTGATAATGCCCATCCAATATAAGTACACTATGAAACCATAGTGTACTTATATTGGATGCAATCTAACCAAACTAAGGAGAGTGAGATGGAAACTATCTTATCTATTACGGGTGTAAGCCTTTCAGAAGACGCTGAGTATGGTGATGAGGGATATAAGGTCACCACTACCGATGGAGAAATCAATCTTATGATTGATGCTCACCAAGAATGTTGTGAGGTTACTGGGTTCTTTTGGTGTAATGATGATCCGCAAGAGTTTATCGGGTCAAACTTACTGGACATCCGACTTACTGACAAGGCATTGAACCCCGTTGTATATGATCGGAATTACCCGCCTACCCAGGCAGATTACTGGATTGAGGAGAACTATGAGTGCGGAGATATTGTCTTCGTTGATCTGGTAACTGACATGGGCGTGCTGCAATTTGTGGCATATAACCGACACAACGGTTGTTACGGACATGACGTAACAATCAGAAGTCGCCGGTTCAATTACAAGACTACGCTATAGGAGAGTGTAATATGCCTAACGAATTTTTGTTTCATGCCTATATGGACCCCGACAATGGTGACACTCTGATCTGCTATCCGATACATGAAATGCTTGCAAAGGAAATACGATATCGCTGTGTGGATGTGCAGTTTTCAAGTATGGAAGACCTGCTGAAATGGTGGAAAGGCGTAGACAGTGGCGCTATTCGGTTTGGTGATGGTGATAAGAGTAGTGCCCTTATTCACCTGACCCTTGCGACTGAAGAGAAGCACAGATATATCCTAACCTGTGAAGATGCTTCCCATCTTGGTGGGCCTATGGGTACTGAGTACACCACGCATGTATTCAGTAAAGGATTCGGTTCAATCAGTGATGCACAGCAATATGCAACTGATTATCAAGGTAAACAGTATCGAAAGGATTATGAGGGGCAGAGGTGGCCCAAGTATGCGACGTGGAGAGATTGGAAAGACGGCCACATTTCGTGTGACTCGGGGCTATATATCTGGACAATCAAAGAGGAGAAAGAATGATCGCACACTTAAACGTACAGATGGACAATGATTTCTACTTTGTTTGCTTCCCGATGAACGAAGAAGAATATAAAGAGAACAAAGGAAACCGGGAAGAGTTAGAGTTTGCATCTTGGAATGATTTCTTGGGTTGGTTGGATAGCAAGAGAGAAGAACTCTACGAACAAGACATATACGATTATTACGTTCGATGTAATATTCAGGTAGGAGGATAATATGGATACGATTGAAAACGCACTTCAGTGTGCAATGAGGTGGGCCGGAGTGTTTGAAGAAATCCCCACTCTCCATACCATTGGAGATGTTGACCGGTGGGCAACGGAACACAATCTGAAGACTTGCTATTATAGCAAGGGGTTTGTTACATCCAGTCCTGCTGTCGTGGCACTGGAAAAGAAAGGCACCGAGCGTGTAAGTTGGGTGTTTGTATCCAACCCTCTGGCCCTTGATAACGAAAAGATTATTGGTGCGATTATTGGGTGGGAGGAATATATGATGTGCAATAAGAGGTATGAATAAGATGGAAAAACCGATAGTAATTTCTCTTGGGAGTTATGCCGTGTGGATGGGGGTGCTTCAAGCACTTGTAGAGAAGGGGTATATGCTTACCTATATTTGTATCTATGTTCAATTATTTCCTGGTACTACGGTTAGTGAAGCGGAAGAACAATACTTGAAAGACTCCGCTGAATATTTCGCCAAGAGTACCGTTATCAAATAAATATCGTGGAAATTCTTCCACGTATATATTCATAATAAGGAGAATAAGATGAACAGTAATAAGGGCTTTGAAGGAATCTGGATTGTGCCGGTTGTGGTTGGTGTTCTTACTTTCATGATCTTGGCTATGGTAAACGGCGCGAAGAATCAGGCTATCTCTCTGGAAGAGTCCATGTCCGAGGCCAAGTCCACCATCATGGTGACTGAGAAGCGTGAGGTTGACCTCATCATGAAGCTGGTCCAGGTGGTTGAACAGGCCAGTAAGTATGAGCAGTCCACCATGCTTATGGTGATTGAGGCCCGTAAGCTGGCGTCGGCTGGCAAGGTGGAAGAAGCTCTCACTGCCATCAATGTGGTGGCTGAAGCGTACCCTCAACTGAAGGCCAACGAAACCTACGTCACATTGATGACGGAGCTTTCCGTGTCGGCCAATCTGAAGAATGGGGCGCGGCAGAACTACAACACCTATGTGGGGATGTATCGCAAGCATGTCCGCACCTGGCCGAACTCTGAATTCCTTAGCCTGTCTGGGTATGTGGTGAAAAATGTGGAGTACCTTGAATACTCCACTGAAAAAACCAAATTGCCCGATCAGTTGTTCAAGTAAGCCATGGATAATTCGGAGATTACTCCCAAGGAGATTGCAATTGGGGCGGGGATTGTGCTCATCCTGATCGCTATTGCAATTCTTCTCAACCCTGCGGTGAAGGCTCCGATCCTTGCCCGTATCCATAAGTTAGAGACTGCATTGAAGGTTACTGATCCTGTAACCCTGGAATATTCCAGGGTTACAGAGGTCGGCAATGTGTTGGCTTATGGAAACCTCGAGGCAAGTGATCCTGTACAAATTCCTGATCTGACCAATAAGTATTCAATCATACGAAAGGAGCACGAACACTACACCAGACACACACGCTCGGTATGTGCAAGTACAGATAAGAAAGGTAACTGTACCAGTTATAGGGAGGAAGTGTATTATACGTGGGATAATGTTGGTGATGAGGAGTGGATGTCCACTACCTATGTATTCTTAGGCCAGTCATTCTCAGCATCCAGTATTGCATTGCCCTCTGGTAATCGCTTGGATCTGACTGCTGACACGGTGTCAAGTCACCTTCTCTCATATGTTGGCGGCAACTATGTGTATGAAAGTGAGGGGTGGCTTGGCCCTGGTGGTGATGACCGCTGGTACTACCGAGTAGTGCCTACAAGTTATGCCATCACCATGTTCCTCGTATGTAAGGACAAAGTAATTCGATCCGAAGATGGCAACCGCATTCCTACATATGTTGGAACCACTCCCGAACAATTGATTCAAGGAGAAAAAGATTATTATGAGTCTGTGGATATTTGGTATTACCTCATTGTTGGGTTCTTTGGATTGTTTATAGCCGTCTGGTTTGCTAGTAGTTTTGACATTCAATAAGGAGAATTGAGATGCCGTCCTTTATTCCGAAAGAAGATGAGTATGCTTATGCACGTAAACAGGCGTGGAACGCCTTCTTCAATGGTGGTCAAGTCATCGGCCAGTTCGTTTTGTTTTGGCTGACCTTGCTTCCCAAAAGTATGGCCGCCGCTGTTCGGTTCATGATGGAAAATGGAAAGGCAGACGATGAAGACTGAGTGGGTCACAGGGTACCTGTATACCATTTATCATACAACCACACTCAAATATGGCGATTTGGTATTGAAGGTGTGGGTAGATGGGATTGAGCCTATCTATATTACTGGTATGGAAGACAGTAGTCTTATTGGTGGTCCGAAGATACTTACAGAGCCTGAGTTTTTAGATTTATACAGCCTTACTTGTCTTCCCTAATGGAATCACTAATCTAAATCTAATGCAGTTTACTAAGAGACATAGTAAACTGCATTAGATATTTAATAAGGAGACGTGTATATGAACAAGTGGCAATTGGCTGACTGTTTGCTTATTATCGCCGGTATCTTTCTCATCTGTGCTGCCATGTGTATTCGATAATGTAAGAAAGACCTGTCAGGTCATTTGGGCGGTGTGCAAAACTGGAAACGGAAAATTTCCAGGGAAAGGTGGAGAGAATGGAGAATATTCAGGGAAAGATTTTCAGTAACGTAGGGGGTGCACTCTACCAGATGGGTACTGATCTGGTGGAAGTATGCCCCAATACTATCCACGGTGAGAATCAGAACGGGATTGAGTACGTTTCTCCCGCTTTCTATGATAATTTCTACACCAACATCCTTTACGGCATGGTACGTGAGCGGTGGGATGCTTTCACTGTGGGGTGGTTCACGCATGTGAAAGAAAAATACAACGAAATGTACCGGCGCATGGGTATGAGCCTTGAAAATTATGTACGCACTAGGGACGATGGTCAGCTTTCCAGCTTATATGACCTGGACTTCAATCCAGAACAGTATGTGCTTCGCCTGTACTTTCGGGATGCAATCAGAACCCTTGAATGTAATGTGAATGAGGTGGTGAATAGCTTCGCTTACTTATCAATGATTTCCTATGGGCGATTGCTACTAGATCAGGGGGACTGGCTATCACCGGCCTACTGGATGAGTATGGCTACAAGCCTGGAATCTGACATGAATGATATTGGTACTGATCCGGTTACTCGTGACGGTCGCTTCTCAAAACGGGTCAGTGCCTATTACTGGAAAAAATACGGATACCGCATGAGCAAGGAACAAATTACTGCCATCGGTAATCTGTATAACCAATTCAGCAACACCAGTAAGACGTTCAAGTTGAAGATAACGAACAACTTCAACTGGAGTGATGGGGAGTTTGGTAAAGGTGACTCGTGTTGGTGGGGCTGTTATGGGGACAGTCGTGCCACCTTATGGAATTCAGGTGGGTATGCGGCGCTGTTCTATGATGACTCCATGAACGGTATCGGCAGGTTCTGGATTCTCCCGATCAATGATGATCTGGTGATTGGATTCAATCCTTACGGAGTTCAACCGAAGGATGCGGCTGCATGTGTGGCGCGGTTGATGGAAACGATAACGAACAAGCGGTGGGTGTATGGGAAGCGGGATTTCAGGAATGTGGCACGCAATAATTCCTATTACCCGTATATCAACGGTTCAAATGGACGTAACAACGATGATGGGTCAATTGTTTATGCTATCTATACTGAGGGAAACCCGCCGAGTAATCCCATTGAGGTCTGGATTGATCGCCACACAGGGGTCTTCGAGCACGAGAATGGTGCAGTATGCCCGCACTGCAATATCATATTTGATGCCCACCACATTATTACTGCGCTGGATGGAGACGGCGCTACGATATTTCAGGGGTGTAGTGAGTGTGCTCATAGTGTAGTAGATAGGTATTGCAGGTGCGCACCCTGTGGACGCTACTTCACAGAGGAACAAACCCATACCCATATCAACGGCTTTCGAGTATGTACGAGATGTTACAACTCCAGACTGGAAAACTACGGCCCTGATTCTGTGCAAACTTGTGGAATTTGCGGTTGTGTGACCTACGATGCCTGGAATTCTGGGTATATCACCATAGACGGTGTAAACCACTGCCCTCAGTGCTACTGATAAAAGGAGAAATGATGAATAAGAGATACGATCTTTCAAAACTGAAATACTTCCTTGATGCCACCACGGATGAATTGGTGAGTCTGTTCACGTTTGGGCCGCAAGAATACGGATTTATTGACAACGATAGTTCCGTGTTAGGGGTAGTGCATCTGGACACGGTTGCCATGGGGAAGCCCAAAACATCAATCAAAAAGACGATCAGCGGGGATACAGTCATAAATAGTATCAACCTGGACGACCGGTTAGGGCTGTGGATACTTCTCGATGTGCTGCCCAAAATGGGGGTTGTGGTTGATGTCCTTCTCACAGATCATGAGGAAGAGGGACGATCGACATCTATGTTCTTTGACCCTAAGAAGAAGAAATACAATTGGATGTTTCAGTTCGACCGTAGGGCGCACGCCTGTGCGGTTCTCTATCAGTATGAGTCCAAAGAGATTCGTGAAATTCTTGAGGAATATGGATTTGATGTACAGCGTGGTACGTTCTCTGACATCTCCTATCTGGATGGGTTGGGATGTGTAGGTATTAACTTTGGTTGCGGATATGTTGATGAACACACCTCTCGTTGTATGGCACGCTTATCCTGGGTGGATGTGGCAGTGAAGATGTTCGTGGAGTTTTTCAATGACTTCAAGGACATCAAGATGCCGTATGTGTTCAAACTCGCCCCGGCATATCACCAACGCCTTCCTTTAGTCGGAGGCGCATCTGGGCTAAAGGTCACTACCAACCAAGTCTCAAGTAATATCTGTCCCTGGTGTAGTGTAGAGATGACATATGATGAAATGCTTCGGTTTGGTGTATGTGAAGATTGCTATATGTGGGAACAGCACCACCCGATTGGTAGGGTCGAGCCGAAGTCAGACACCTGTATTTCTTGTGGTGTTCTTACTGAGGATGATGATTTGGTAGAAGGATACTGTATCAACTGTTTGGAAGTGTTACGCAGCATTATCAACAAAGAGAATCCGGAATATTCTGATGACGACGAAGAATAAATAACAAGGGAGATGGCTATGCAGACTGGATTGGAGTATCGAGGATATTATGACATCGGTAAAATTCTGTTTTTCAATATGGGGGAAGTTATTCGGGTTACTACAAATCCTAACAATGAGACTGGTGAAGGTGTTCCGTTCTGTATTGATGAGTTTGTTCAGAAAACCTATTACACGGTTTCCAGTCAGGGGGAAGTTTCCAGTGATGGATTGAAACTGTTTATTGCGACCTGGGTACACGGGCTACTTGGGAAGGTTATGTATGACGGTAAGGTAATAACAAGTGAGATTCTGAATGCTGTTATAGCAGACTTTGAGAATATGTTTGCGCAAATGAATATGAATCTCGGTGGAATTAGGTGTGGATACGTGGATGCTGATACGTTTATCCAGAGGGCAGAAACCACCATTCGCAGACTGATGAACAATGACACTGCTTGGTGGTACACGTCCTACTATCGTGACATTGATACCAGCTTTCAACAGTATATTTACGGTAGCCAATATCATTGGCTGGGCATGAGTATGACTGAAAATGTTCTCAACACTGTAAAAGTAATTGGGGTAGATGGTACCAACAAACAGGGTCGGTTTACCAAAAGATTTCAGGCTGAGATGTATAAGAGGGGGATCAAGCTGAATCCTTCGGCCATGTCATCTATTGGAAACGCCTTCAATGAGTGTATGGTACGCACCCGCACCTACTACATTGAGATTACAAATAACTTTAGTTGGAGAGACGGTAGATATGGGAAGGAAGATTCTTGCTGGTGGGGGACGTATTCAGCTAGCAGGGACACCCTATACAACTCGGGTGGATATGGAATCCTATTCTATCCGGACTCAGACCGCACGAGTGTTTTTGATGGTATCGGTAGGGTGTGGGTATTCCCCAATTCTGATGAATCTTTGGTAGTGTTCAATGCTTATGGAGTTGGGGATAAGGAATCTGCCGGAGTTGTGTGTCAATTGATGCACGATATGACTGGCAGGGTTTGGAGTTACGCTAAACGAGACATCTTTACTAATGTGAATGGTCCGGTCCCCTACATCAATGGATGTTCTGGGTATATTGTCTATCCTAAAGATGATCCGATGGCATCGGAAAATACGCTATGTGATTTCGATATTGTAAATGGCATATTCACTATGTCCCCCATATGCCCCAATTGTGGAGTCACGGTGAATCATGAAGGCAACTATTGTGGTGACTGTGGTGGTGAAGACTATGATGAAGAATAAGGAGAATTGACATGAACAGAAACATGAGTATGCGTGCGGATACTGAGATTGGAAAGGTTTTGTACGGTATGGGTGGGTGTGTGCATACTGTTTGCACGAATGAGGACACGTCAGCGGATGAAGGTACTTGTCCGCTCTGTATCGATGAGTTTGTGATAGATGTATCAAGGCTCATTGATATTGATGCGCGTGCTGAGATAGTGTATAACCTGTGCAGGAAATGGTTATGTAGGGTGAAGGGCGGCAAGTATATGAACGGCCTGATTTCCACAGAATACAAAGACATGGCCGTCAATCAGCTCGATAGAATGTATAAACTTCGATCTACTTGCCTGTTCACTACCAACGGAATTTCGTACTTCACCCTTATCTCAATGGTATTTGATGATACTGTTGGGATTGTCCATGCTACTGGTAACATTATGGGGTATGTGGGTGCGTCCGCTGACCTGGATAAATATTCCCTTGAGCAGGGACATGAGTGTATTTGTAATAGCATAGCCGACATCATAAGAACGGTTCTACGTATTATTGGTTATGAAAGTGTTACCAGGGACGGCAGATTTGCCAAGAGATTTCAGTCAGCCCTGTACAAGAAGTATAAAATCAAGCTTACCAAAGAGCAGGTGAGTTTGGTGGGTAATGCCTACACTCGTAATCTTCTGGTCAATAGGGGTTTCGTTGTAGAAGTTACGAACAATTTCTCATGGAATGACGGTGACTATGGTAAGTCTGGCTCATGCTGGTGGGATGAGTATTCAGAAAGCCGTGACATTCTTTATAGTTATGGTGGGTACGGATTGTTGTTCTATCCGGACACGAAGAACACACGCAATCGTGATGGGTATGCCCGCTTCTGGCTGTATCCTGTAAATGATGATTTGGTAATCGGATTCAATGCTTATGGGGTTGAATATAAGCAGGCCGCGGCGTGTGCTGCTAAACTTCTTCAGGATCACACTGGTCAGAAGTGGTTATATGGGGTGCGTAGGTATAACAATATCGGTTCCGGTGGGGACAACTACCCATATGTAAATAGTGATAGTGTGTATGCCCTGTATCGAGAAGGTAGCCCTATCCCTACGGCACACATAACTTGTGACTTCGATATGGTAGATGGGTACTTCACTACTGGTTGCTTCTGTTGTGTTTGTGGGGATCATGTCCACGAGAATGACGCATACGAATATGGCGATGACACGTACTGTGCATATTGTTACGATGATCTGGATTTAGTGTCGTGTGAGCGTTGTGGGGAGATGACAACTGAGTATAAAGTAATTGAAGAAAGATACTACTGTGACCACTGCATTGACAGGGGGCGGGTTGATCCGTATGTTGAGTGCGAGCATTGTAGAAATAATGTGTTCGCTACTGATGAGATTACTGTTGGGGACGGTAGTTCAGAAGAACTGTGTCAGAAATGTTTCGATGACAAGTACAACTTTACCTGTGACGGCTGTAATAAGTGCTTTTCTGATGAAGTTGACGGTTTCGATGTAGATGGACTTGTCTACTGTAAGGATTGTAAGCCTGAGGGTGAAGAAGAAAACTTACAGTTTACTCTGCCAGGACTTGAATCCTAAACATACTCTAATCAATATCAGTATGGTGTGTTGATATGATACACACCATACTGATTATAAGGAGACACAAGAAATGTTGACTATTGATACATATTATATGTTTGCTATTGTGTCTTTCAGTGCTAAAGACCGTAAATGGAATATTTCAAAAGATCAAATGGCTGCTCGTAAGGGTCGGTCCTATAATAATCAATGGGCATTGTTTGAAATTCATGAGTTCAGTAAGGATAGTCCCACACACTCGGCCCTATTTAGACCTGCACAGGACACTGATTTTTCTTTATTTGTCCCCGATACCGCTATTCATGATATTGAACAAGCGTTACCCCGTATTCCCGGTATCCCAACCGGATACAATAGTTTTATTCGACCATTCTCAGTATCAGACTCTGGAGTTATTTTCAACTGCACTTTTCCGGCTATTAATAGCGGGTCTTTTCACATCCGCTATCCGAGTGAGACTAAAACATATAATCTGTATGACTGTGTTTTTTATCCTACACTATCGCGGGATTCAAATAACAAACTGCACCCATCCTATAGTTTGTACGATAAAAATATTTCTCTAATCAGTGGGATGTTTTTATGTCCTCTGACCCATAAGTAAAAGGAGCTAATATGAAAGTAATTTCTGCGGATATTATCCACACAACCAAACACTATAAGTATATTGCTGACGACGGTACAGAGTTTGGTTCAGCCAGGGAATGTCAAAATTACGAATATCGTAGCCGACTGAGGCGTATTCGTACCTGTGACTACCCTAATTTTGAGCCATTTATTGGGACTTTCTATTTCATTGATAGCGAAGACACCTTAAAGTGGTTAGTCTGTAATGTGTTTGGTGATAAACGAACGACAATTTTCCATACCGATATTGTGATAGGGGATTGGGTAGCAGTCCATGTGACTTACTACGACAATATGGCTGATGATTATGACCTTATTACACTAACAGAACTCAAGAATAGGGTTGCTCAGGCTATTGAGAAAGGGACAGGGGAGTAATAAATGGAAAACAATATTGAAGAACGAGTGGTTGATTTTTGTTTATATATTCAGCTATCGGGTATATTGGGCGGGTTTGAAGGTGTGAGAAATACGAACAGTCTAAATTACCTTAGGGTTGAAGTTGCTCGTTTAGAGGAATCAGTAGATTGGAAAACCCAAGAAGAATTTCTTACCTGGACAAACACACTGTCTAACGGTGACCTTGTTAGGGTGTGGAATTCCACGGCAATAGACGGCTTATTAGATCACCTGTCATATAGGGTTCTTGATATTATGTATGAAAGAGGCATATAACATGCGCCACCCTAACAAAGAAAACTGTTACGAAGTTGTGAAGGTGTACGATTTCTTCGATGTCATGCACTATCTTCAGGACACGTTATTGTGGGAAGATGCCCACGACGATATGTTTGAGATGATTAGTTACTCGGATCAGGAGGGTAGGAACGATAGTTTACACCGTGTATATCGTCATTGGTTGAAGAGTGATCGTATGAAGCAACTGTTTGATGTGATCTGTGATGCCTTTGATATTCCGCACACGCTTGAAAAGTACAGTAAGAACCCTGAAGACTGTACAAGATTTGTAATGTGGGTATCCTGGTAAATAAGCAATGATTACAGGATTTTTCAAGACTATCGCCGCTGGGCTGCTCGTGGGCCTCATCATCGGGGCATGCTACATGCCCTTCGTCACCTGGATTTCGGGCATGCTGCCCTAGACCTAAAAGGACTATGACATGCGCACAAACCGTATCACCATGCAAGACCTGGAAACACAGGTTGACACGATCAACCTCATGATCGGCCACCCGCTGACCCCGTCCTATAACAACCCCGGTCAGTACATCCTGGACGCTTCGTACGGCGGCTACAAGCTCACGCAGGTCACTACTGAGCACGGCGCAACAGACATCACCTCCGGGTACGTGTCAAAACGGGAACTGCACGCGCAACTGCGGGCCATGATTATCGGCCTGAACATGAAAAAAGCCTAGTACGCGAAACATGCCCGGTCCTGGGCATGTCACCGGGAACACGGCCCGGTCTGATGAGCGACAAACTAACCCGGCGCAGGGTCAAAGCGCAGAAAGAGACAAGTCATGAAACTCAGCCTCGTACTTACCAAAGACCTGAAAGGCCGCAAGGCGGGTGACGTCCTGGACTACGCCACCGCAGACGCATTCAACGCCGAGTTCGGCGCGGGGACCGTCACCCTCGAAATCGTGGGACCCAAACCCGTGAAGTACGTCACCAAGAAGCAGCTTCAACGCGCCGGACCCCCCCCCTAACTGAAGAGGAAAAACAGAGGCTTCTCGATTCTGCGGAGAGTCCGGATCGTGGTATGTGGATACTGGAAAACGCACGAATTGAAGAAAAAACTAGAACTATGAAACCATAGGAGAATACGATGGCTAAGGTTAGTGTGACCGCAGTAGAAATGAAGGAAAGACACGATAACATGGATATTTGGATTATGATGCCGGATGGACGTGCGCATGCTCTTGTTCGTATCAGCACTGATGCGGAAGGAGTTATCCGGGTGATGTCGTCCATCCCCGTCTCTGTGTCCAAGC